TCACGCCTTGCGTAGATGATTGAGACGGGCATCCGCTAGCGCCGCCAACTCGTCGTCGCGCTCCTCCGATGCATCCAGATAGCTCAGTGCCGCTGTGTAGCTCCGATGACCACCGCGATACATCACGTCCCGAACATTCGCACCGGTCCTCGCCACGTGAGTAAGTCCTACGCGCTTCAAGTCTTGGAAATGGAACTCGGGCAACCCCGCCGCGATCTTGGCGGCGTCCCATGCGTTGCGGATGTGTGCGCGGTTGACGCGCACGCCCTTGGTGCCGACGAACAGGGGAGCCTTGGGCAACATCGGATGCTCAGCGACCCACTTGTCCAGCACCTCACACCCCACCGTGAGCAGCTTGACCGTTCGAGCATTCCCGGTCTTGGTGTCGTCCAAGCCGGTCGGCCCAGTGGTGGCGGCCTGCCGCTCTACCGTCAGACGCCCCGTGGACACGTCGTAGTCGCCGCGGTTGAGTCCGCACACCTCTCCGATGCGCAGGTGCCCGGAGAACGCCACTAGCGCCGCCGTCCGCGTCCTCTCGTCGGCGTGCTCCAGCACCGTGAACAGGTGCTCGATAGTGAACCTGGGACGGTGCTTATGTGCGGCCTTGCCTGCGTCCTCGACCTGGCACGGGTTGACTTGGATGTACTGCCACCGGACGGCGTACTTCATCGCGCGGGTGAGGAACATGTAGCGGTTGCGACGGGCGACGTTCGCCAGTTGCGACGACCGCCAGTGGTCTACGGCCTCCACGTCGACCTGCCCCAGGGGAGTGCGCCCGAAGTACTCGATGAGCTTCGCCGCGTCTGTGCGATTGTTCCGGTAGGTGCCCGGCTTGACCTTCGTCTCGCGGAACGGCATGTACTTCTCTGAGATGTACATCGAAAACGGCGTGCGCGCTTTCCTGTCGTCCCACTTAGTGCCCTTGGCTAGGTCCACCTCGATCTCGCGACCATGCCGCACCGCCTGTTGCTCAGAGTCGTACGTGCCGTGCGTGACTTGCTCACCGTTCGGCAGTCGATACCGAACTTGGATGCGTCCGCTCGGAAGGGTGCGATAGGTGACGCTGGATGCCGTCTTGCCTATGATGCTCACGTTCGTGATACGCCTGGGGCCGGGCGGTGCTACAGCCTTGCCGAGAGCCGTTTTCGGAAACAGCCAAGGCACGCGGTAACCCCGGTCCCAGCAGAGAGCCGAGCTGGACGCCAAGAAAAGCCAGGTCAGGGGCTGAAAGCAAGTGGAGGGGATGACGGGAATCGAAACAGGACTTCCCGTCGGCTGCTGATCGGCTCTGTGCCGCGGAATCACGCGGATTCAGGATGCCTCAGTGGGCGACATGATGCAAATGGATTTGCTATCCCTGGAAGCGGATTTTCTCGCCGTGTGTAGGCGTGCCTACACCGCTGGGTGGGCCTGAGCACGGTGTCTCCACTGGCCCGCACCCATCCGCGCGGAGGTGTACGTGACGTCACCGAACCGCTGGAGACAGTACGCGCGGTAGTCCTCGATGATCCAGGGCGCGACGTTCATCTCGTCGGCGATCCAGCCGGCGTCCTGGTTGATCTGCTCTAGCTCGGCGTACCACGCGGGGTCGACCAGGAGGGCGGCGGCGAAGGTGTCGGCCTCGCGTTCGTTCCACGTCGAGTCGCACGTGTGCCTGTGGTGGGCGTGGCCGAGCTCGTGAGCGATGACTGAGCGGCGCTCGGCGCCGGTCAGAGACAGGTCGAAGTAGATCCGCCCCAGCTCGGGGGCGTACGAGCCGATCTTGTCCCCATCGAGGTGTGCACCATGCACCTCGAGCCCGTACTCCGCGGCCTTCCCCAATAGGTCTCGCATGCGCCCTCCTTGTGGCTTCAGGCGCGCGGGGTGGGTCGCTTCTTTGCTGCCAGCCCGTACGTGCCCGGGTCGTCGCTGATCTCGAAATCATCGTCGAGGGGTGCGACATTGAGCGGTGGTGTGTCTTCGCCGCGGGCGTGCGAGCGGGCGTAGCGGATGAACTCGTAGGGGTTCACTCCGAAGAGGTTCGCGAGGATCTGCACGTCGTTGGCGTTGATCGCGTTGTCCTCGGTGAGGACCTTGCGCCAGTAGTCCTTGCCGCGGTCGGTGTAGGAGGCGAGCCACCTGCCGTCGACTGCGGGGGTGTGCTGTGCGACGACGTGGCGCACGTAGGCGTTGAGGTCGCGTGCGAACTGCGACGGCTCATTCTTGACGGACCGGTCTCCCATAGTTGCAAGGGTAGCCAATTGCAGACATGTTTTCGCAAGCACACTTGACATGCCTGCAAATGCAGTCACATACTGGGTCTCATGACTGCAAATGCCGCCACGGAGTCGTTCAGCTCCGATCTTGCTGCGGCGGTGCGTGCGGAGTTCGGGAGACAGGGCAAGCGGGCTTTGGAGCTCACTCGCGTCCTGGACATGACTCCGCCCACCGCCTACGGACGCTTCAACGGGAGAACCCCGTTCACTGCTGAAGAACTCGACAAGGTCGCGATGTTCCTCGATCTCAGTGCCTACGACCTGATCGCCTCCGCCGAACTCGCGTCCCGTTTCCAGGGGTCGAGACAGGCCGCATCTGACGCGGCTCCGGCGTTGGAGGCGTCGACCGACAGCATGGCTCAGCCGGAACGGTCGAAGCGCCGGCGGAAGGGTGACTTCTGATGGCCGCCCCCAAGTTCGGAAAGACTCTCGCGCGGTTCCTTGAGTCGCGTGGCTACGTGGAAGCTGAGGCAACCCGTACTGGGTCGCGGTGGGAACGAGAGGGTTCGCCGACGATCAAGGTGCCCGGAGGCATCACGGAGTCCCGCGTCCGGGCGATCATGCGTGACGTCGACAAGCTCGACGGGGTCGCGTCGATCTCCGCTATCCGCAAGCGCAACACCTCCGCGATCAGGGAGCGGCAGCAGACCGAGCGTGAGCGTCTCGCCGAGGAGCGTCGGCGCCGCTCAGCTGAGTTGGCGGAGTATGAAGCTGCGATGGATGCCCGCCTCGGTTCACTCACGACCGCCGAGTGGAACGCCGTGTGCGCGGAGATCGAGCGGCGGGAGAGAGAGATCCGAGAGCTGGATCGGCTCATGCGCTCTACGCCCGATCAAGGTCATCGGGGGGTGGAGCGTGCGAAACATCGCGCCTGAACCCCTTGATGCTTTCGCCCCTGAGGGCGAGGCAAGCCAGCGAGTAACTCTTCGTGGTCAGATCCGGGAGTTCCTGGCGCAGGCCGGGCTCGTGCGCACGGAGTCGTGGGTCGCCCGCGTCTCCCGTGACTACGCACGCGTGGCGATCCCAGGGACACCGATCGGTGTGTTCATCGCGACGAGATTCGCCCTCGATTCCGTCGAGCGACGGAGGCTCGCTGAGCGAGCGGACCTTCGCTACCTCCTGTCCTACGCCGACCCGACCGGCGAAACAGCGGTGCGAAACGTGATGCGCGAGCAGAAGAGGAGAGCGTCGTGAACGACTTCTGTTCCTTCTATGGCTGCGACCGGGCCTGACAGCCGAGGCCACAAGTCTGCTCGTCGCATCTGGCCGGAGCCTGCCGCATGACGGGCGCCCGCTGACCTTCCCGTAGATCCCCCCGATCTTCCCCACCCCAACTTGGGCGTTATTCGTCGCGCCCGCAATCCGAAGGAATCCCTCATGAGAGTTCGTTCTCACCCCGCCCGCCGTGTGATCGGTGGGTTGTCCGTGATCGCGGTTGCCGCGGTCGTCGCCCCGGCTGCCGCGGCCCCGGGTTTCAATGCGGCGGACCTGCTGGTCCTGGTTTCCCCGTTCGTGTTCCTCTTCGTGGTGCTGCCGAAGGGTGGCCGGTCGTGAACCCCGTGCAGGCGGAGGACGTCCGCCGTGACGACGCAGTGACCGAGGTGGTGGACTCGCCGGTGCCGAAGGGGCTGATCTTCCTGGTTGGGTTCCTCGGGTTCGTGGGCCTGGTGGAGCTGGGTATCGCCGTGGCGGTGACCCTGTGAGCCTCGCCGAGGCTGAGCGGACCGCTCGCTGGCGTGACCGGTGGCGGAAGATGCGGGACCGGAAGGTGGAGGTCGAGGCGGAGAACGCTCGTCTGCGTGCCGCTCTCGATGACCTGAACGGTGACGTCGAGGAGTTCCTGAACGTCGCCAACCAGACCGGGCATGAGGCGGCGAAGTCGTGGCTGATCCGTTCGCAGCGTGCGGTGATCGTGTCGCTTCGGGCGCGGGTGCGTGAGTTGGAGGCCGGGTCGTGAGCACCGAGAGCGACGCCCGCATCCTCGCCGGACTCCGCGAGTGGCGCGCCAAAGGCGACCCCAGACACGTCTCGCTCCGCCTCGACGAGTTTGACCTGCTGCTCCGCATCGCAGACGAGCGGGATCAGCTTCTCCGCGACCTGTGCGACGAGCAGCAGGGACGTGGACGCCGCCCCATCGGGGAGGTGCAGTCGTGAGGTTCATCGGGATCGACTACTCCACCACCTCGACGGGCATCGCGATCTTCGACGAGATGGGGCTCCAGACCCACACGGTGAAGTCGGGGCCCGCCGCGGGCGGCCTGGCCGGCTACTACGCACGAGTGCGCGACATCGCCGCGAACGTGCTGGCGATCGTGCAGCCGGAACCGGAGGACGGCATCGCGATCGAGGGTGCGATCGTCATGGGCCGCCGCACCGACACGGAGGTTCGTCTGCACTACGCGTGGCACCGCTTCGTGGAGAGCTTCCACCAGTGGAGCCCGGTACTGCCCGAACCGAGACAGATATCGCCAGCCGAGGTGAAGCAGCTTGCGCTGGGCAACGCGAAGCGTCTTCGTGGCAAGGCGGGCAAGGCGCAGATGGTGGCCGCCGTCGTGGAGCACCTGGGCGTCACGCCTCGGAACGACGACGAGGCGGATGCCGTATGGCTCGCGGTGGGCGCTTCGGTGCTCGCCGGTGTGCCGGTGGTGGATCTGCCGGCGTCGCACATCCCGAAGGGGTTCCGTTCGTGACCGGGGCGGAGTCGCCGGTGGACATGGACCGTATCAAGGCGGACCACGGGCTGGTGCAGAAGGACGTCGAGGACGCCCTGTGGGCCGCAGCGGGGCACACGTCATCTCTCGGTACCCAGTTGAAGCAGGGGTCGCGGAAGACGTTCTGGCGGGCCGTCCGGTGGGTGCTGGAGCGGCAGCTCGCGGTGGATGACCTGACGCAGGGGGAGCTGCTGGCGGAGCTGCGGAAGGAGTCGGGGTCGATCTTCTGGCCGTTGCTGGCCGCGGATCCGAAGTTCTGGGTCGACTGCCCGCGGTGTGAACGGCGGGTGCTGATCGACAAGGAGGGGCTGTGCCCCGAGTGCGCGTACGAGTTCGAGGAGGACTGAGATGGGACTGAACGTGAGGAAGCCGACGGGGAGACCGTCGTGGCCGATTCTGCTGCTCGCAGGACGAGAGGGTGCGGGGAAGACGTTCGCGGCGTTGTCGGCGTCGACGTCGCCGCTGGTGGGTCGGACGCTGTACATCGGCATCGGTGAGGACGACCCGGACGAGTACTCGCTGATCCCGGGTGTGGAGTTCGACATCGTCGTCCACGACGGCACCTACCCGGGGATCCTCGCCGCGATCAAGGCGGCCGTCGATGAGCCGTCTGGTGCCGCGCCGACGTTGATCGTCGTGGACTCAATGTCCCGGCTGTGGACGCTGATCCAGGACAACGTGCAGGCGATCGCGAACAAGCGGGCGAAGGGCCGCCGGTCCCCGGGCGGGGACTTCACGATCTCGATGGATCTGTGGAACCTCGCCGCGGACCAGTGGAACGACGTGATGAACGCGCTCCGCCTCCACCAGGGTCCCGTGATCTTGACGGCACGTTTGGATCCGGTGGCGGTGATGGAGAACGGTCAGCCAACCGGGGCGAAGGACTGGAAGGTTCAGGCGCACAAGTCGCTGGTGTTCGACGCGGCCGGTGTGGTGGAGCTTCGGGAGCGTGGGCAGTTCCTGGTGACGAAGCTGAAGTCGATTCGGGTGATGCTCGAGGCTCCGCGTCAGTACCCGGGGTTCACGGTGGAGAAGCTGTGGAACGACCTGGGTCTGGGGTCGGGTGTGGGGGAGCGGTCGCACGCGACGGTCGTCGCCGATCGTGCCGGTAACGAGGTGTCTCGGGAGACCGCGGCGGACAAGGTGGCGGCGGCTGTCGCGGCGATCGCGAAGGCGGTGGATGCGGAGGCGCTCGACAAGATCGACGCGTACGCGCAGGGTCTGAAGATCCACGGCGTGAAGGCGTACGTCGAGGCGATGAATGCGCGGCGTGCCGAGCTCGGCGGGTCGCACGCGGATGCGTGGGCGCCCGCGGAGCCGGCGGCCGTGGGTGAGCCGGTGGCGGACTGGCCGACTGCGCAGGTCCCGGCATGAGCGGGTTCACGGCGTCGCTGGATGACGCGGTCACCGAGTACGCGGCGCTGCCGGTGAACTTCGGTCCGGTGAACGAGATCACCCGCATCTGCTCGGGGGATGGGTTCCGTGCCGGGGCGGAGTGGGCTGCGGCTCACATCGACTGGCGTGTCCTCGGCGGGCTCGTCCCGGGGATGGTCGAGGCGCGGCATGTGCGTCTGGGCGACGTTGTGCGCCTCTCTGGCGGGGTTTCGACCGTGGTGGGGTATCGGACGCACGGGACGCCCGGGTGTGTGTATGTGACGGCGCGTACCGATGGTGGTGCGGAGGTCACGTACGAGCTGCGGACGTCGGAGCGCGTCCGGGTCGAGAAGGCGGCGACGTCGTGAACGGGTGGGCTGTCGGGTTCTCCCGCTACCTGGCCTCGTACGAGGTGCGCCTGCACCGTCGGATGGACACGTTCGGCGGCGTGGTGTGGCCGGTGCGGGTGTCGGGCCTGGTTTCCCCTGAACGGCAACTCGAGATCGCGGTCGCGGTCAGGTCGGGGCGTGTCGCATGACGCCACTGGAGAGGTTCCTCGCACGCCTCGGCATCGCACCGTTCGACCCGGACAACGAGCTTCATGCCGACCTGTTCGACGCGTTGAAGGACGCGGCGGGGGAGTCGCACATGGAGCGGCTGATCATCACCCGCGGTGTCCTCGGGCGGGCGCACGCGGCCGCAGCGACCACGGTCGGGTCCGCCCGCGCGAAGTACGAGACGACGCTGAAGGAACGGAAGCGCACCGAGGTCGAGGCTGGCCGTTCCGTGTCGGCGGCGACCGTGATCGCGGATGCTGACGCGCAGCCGCACCGGAACCGGATGCACGAAGCCGAAGCCGCCTGGCGGGGTGTGAAGGAACACCTCCGCACGGTCGACAAGGACATCGACAAGACCCGGTCGGATGTGGTGGACGCGCGGCAGATGCGCGCGGCCGAGACCTACGGCGGGGGTGCGTGATGGCTGCACCTACGAAAAAGGTCCGCGAGATGGTCCTCGCCCGCGACGGATACCACTGCGTCAGCTGCCCGAACTTGAGCGGGCACCGACTGGAGATGCAGCACCGGCAAGCGGTCGGCGCCGGCGGGTCGAAGGTGCTGCCGGAGCCACACGAGTTGGCGACGTCATGCGCGGTCTGCAACGCCCGATACGAGGCAGACCTGCAGGACGAAGCACTCGCCCGCGGATGGAAAGTCCGCGGCTGGGTGCCGGACCCGGGCCTCGTGCCGATGTACCGAGCCAACGACCGGGCGTGGCTGCTGCTCACCTCGGCCGGCACGTGCGTCCGCATCACCGAGCAGCACGCGATCGAGCGAATGCACGACGTCTACGGCGACCAGTGGGACGAGTGGGCCCGCGACGCCGGAATCGAAACGACAGAAGTGAAGGAGGGGTGGAGATGAGCGTGAAGGTCACGAACTGGGTGTGGCACGACGACCGCACCCAGCACCTCAGAGGTAACGCCGTGGTCGTGATGCTGGCGTTGGCCGACATCGCCGATGACGAAGGTCGTGTCGTGTTCGTGAGGGACTCCGCACGGACGCAGGTCGCTCTTGCCGCGAAAGCGAGGGTGTCGGTCGCGACGTTCAGACGCCAGACGCAGGACCTCGAGGCCGATGGTCTGCTGGTCGTGGATCGTGAGTCGCAGACCTCGGTGAATGAGTACCAGATTCTGCTGACCGCTCAATCTGAGCGCTCGGTGGTGAGCGGTCAGATCGTCGGATTTGAGCGGTCTGACCGCTCACCCGTGAGCGGTCATACATCTCTACTACGTACTGACGTAAATACAGACGTGTCGGAGGTCGCTGACGCGCCCATCCGAGGCGACGTGGAACGTCTTCTCGACCTGCTCGATGAAGAGATCGAGCGCAACGGTGGACGCCGCCCTACGCGGTCGAAGAAGAACATCGACGCGGCCCGTCTGTTGCTTGATCGCGACGGGAAGACCGTCGAGCAGGTGGAGGCGGCGATCCGCTGGTGCCAGTCGGATGAGTTCTGGCGGGCGAACGTCCTGTCGATGTCGAAGCTCCGGGAGAAGTACGAGACTCTCCGGTTGCAGGCTGCCCGGTCCGGTCGTGTGGGTGCAGTGGAGGCGGGCCGTGAGGCTGACGCGATGCTCGCCGCGCGTGAGCGTATGGCGGTCGGAGCATGAACGGCCGCGAGAAAGTGCTGCGGGAAGCCGCCGCCATGGGCTGGGACGCTGCCGTCGCCGCGATGAAGTACGAGGACGGCACGCCGGTTGAGATCGTCGCAATGGTCAACCCGTACCGGGCTGAGGTCGAGTCGTGAACGCCCGGGAAGCGAACGTGCTGCTGACGAAGGCAACGCTGATCGACCCGCGGCTGTCTCGCCCTGCTGCGGAGCGTGCGGATCAGGCGGAGGCGTGGGCTGCGGTCCTCGCTGACGTGCCGCTCGAGGTCGGTGCGGCTGCGGTGCGGGATCACTATCGGGTGGAGACGCGCACGGTGATGCCGGCGGACATTATCGCGGCGGTGCCGGTGCCGTCGTCGGTGTCGGATGCGGGGAATGTGACGGAGCAGCGTCTCGCTGCGGAGCGACGGGCGGTGACGTCGTGACCTGCACGATCGTTGACGTCCTGCTTCCCTACCGGAACGCGCCCGGCGTGTGCGACCACTGCGGCAAGGCCCTCACCGGCCGTCAGCAGCGGTGGTGCTCACGCGAGTGCTCGTTCGTCGAGTGGCCGGAGCATGACTGGAACTCGGCGCGTAAGGCCGCGAAGAAGCGCGACGGCAACCGGTGCGTGCAGTGCGGTTCCAGCGCCTCTCTCGAGGTCAACCACATCGAGCCTCGCGTCGGTCAGGGCTACGGGTGGGGCTGCTGGAACCACCAGGACAACCTCGAGACGCTGTGCCATCCGTGCCACGTAGAGGTGACGAAGGCGCAGGCAGCGGCGCGCCGTGAAGCCGCCAGCGAAGCGGCCGTCGCGGAAGCTGGCGTCGTCGCGCTCTTCGACATGGAGGACGCGTCGTGAGTGTGGAGGCGGAGCGTTCGGTTCTCGGCGCGGTCATGCTCGACCCCGCCGCGTGCGACGAGGTAGCGGAGATCCTGCAACCCCAGGACTTCTCGATCCCGGCACACCAGGCCGTGTACGCCGCTGTGCGACGCCTACACGACGCCGGGGAACCGACGGACGCTGTCGCCGTGGAAGCGGCCCTGGCAGCCGCAGGGGAGCTTGTGGGGCATGTCGATGCGACCCTGATCTACTCCCTCACCGACGCGGTGGTCACCACGAAGTCCGCGGGGCACCACGCGCTGATCGTCCTCGATGAGGCGAAGCGGCGCCGGGTTCGGGACGGGGCGGCGAAGGCGATCGCACTGGCGAACGATCAGGGCCTCGCCACGGAGGACATGGTGGAGCTCGCCCGCGCCGCGTTCGACGACGTGGACGCGGGGTTGGTGAAGGGTGTTCAGCCGATCGGCGTGTGGATCCGCGGGTACGTTGCCAGCCTGGCTGAGAAGCCGTCGTACACCCCGACGCCGTGGCATGACCTGAATCAGCTGATCTTCGGGTTCCGGGATGGGGGCATGTACGTCGCCGCAGCCCGCCCCGGTGACGGCAAGTCGATGATGGCGGTGCAGATCGCCCTCGCGTTCGCGGAGCACCGTCCGGTGCTGTTCGTATCGCTCGAGATGGCGCGTGAGGAGATCGCGGGCCGCATGATCGCGGCGCACGGGCAGGTGTTCGTCGGTTCGCTGAACAAGCACCGCCTGTCGAACACGGAGACGGTCGCGGCGAAGACCGCGGCGGAGCACTTCGAGAAGCTTCCGGTCGTCATCGTCGACTCGTCGCACGTGTCCACCATCCCGCAACTGAAAGCCGCGGTCCGCTCCGTGCACCGGATCTACCGGCGGAACCCGGTCGTGATCGTCGACTACCTGCAGCTGCTGAACACGCACGAGCGGGTCGAGAACCGGCAGCAAGCCGTCGCTGGGTTCTCGCGGGCGTTGAAGCTCGCCGCTCAGCAGTGGCGCGTCCCGGTGATCGCGCTGTCGCAGCTGAACCGTGCGAACGCCGGCCGGAAAGGGAAGGCCGCGGAGCCGCAGCTGACCGACCTCCGCGAGTCCGGCGCGATCGAGCAGGACGCCGACGTGGTCCTGCTGCTGCACCGGTTCCGCGCGCCGGGTCGGGACGAGCTGAAGGTCATCGTCGCGAAGAACCGTCAGGGGCAGACGGGGGAGCTGGTCCTGGTGTGGCAGGGGCAATTCTCGCGGGTCCTGTCGAAGTACCAAGCCAACGAATTCATCGCCTGAGGAGGCACAGCATGGCCAACGAAACGATTCTGACCGTCGTCGGTAACGCGACGGCTGACGCCGAAGTCCGTTACACGCAGGGCGGGAAGGCCGTCGCGAGCGTGACGATCGCCTCCACACCGCGGACGTTCGACCGTCAGGCGAACGAGTGGAAGGACGGGGAGGCGCTGTTCATCCGTTGCTCGATCTGGGGTGATCCGGCGGAGAACGTCGCTCAGTCCATCACGAAGGGCACCCGGGTCATCGCGCAGGGTCGGCTCAGGCAGCGGTCGTACCAGGACCGTGAGGGAGCGCAGCGCACCTCGATCGAGTTGGAGGTCGATGAGATCGGGCCCAGCCTGCGTTACGCGTCGGCGCAGGTGACCCGGTCTGGTGGGGGTGGGTCTGCGCAGCGTCACGCGCCCGCTGACGAGCCGTGGGCGACTCCCGGCTCCGCTGATTCGGAGACCCCGTTTTGAGCGCGTCGGGGAGGCGCACACAGGTCGACGCGATCGACGACCTGACCGCGCAGATCCGACTGTCGAACCAGATAGCGGTTCTCGCGCTCGGTGCGACCGCGCTGGAGCACGAGACGAAGTTCACCGACGCGTCGAAGGCACGCGTCGAGCGTAGGAACGCCCTCCGTGCCGCGGTGCGCGTCGGGCTCGGTATCGAGGAGACGAAGGAATGACCGAACGAATCGACCACGCGAGCTGGGCGCGCGAGTACATCCGCGCCGCGCAGAACGCCTTCGACGACGACGTGACGATCGAGGCGCGGGACGAGCCGACTGTGGCGGAGAACATCGCGCTCGCTCAGGTGCATGCGACGCTCGCCCTCGTCGAACAGCAGCGCATCGCCAACCTCATCGCACTCGCCCACCCGATCAAGCTGCCGAGCGGCGGCGAGGTCACCCACATGCTGCACGACCCGGTCAGCGGGGCGATCCGTGAGGACGTGGCAAAGGGGCTGGGGCTGTGATCCTCCAGGAGTCGAAGACGGTTCCGATCGCTGAGGCGGATTGGACGGATGACGGTGAGGTGGAACTCCTCACGTACCCGGACGACTCCGGTCGCACGCACATGACCCCGGAGACGGCGCGTGCGCTCGCACAGCAGCTCGTCACGGCTGCGGCGGATGCGGAGAAGGCCGCGGGCGAAACGGGCGTGCAGCGGGCGCACAGGACCGCACATCACGCATTCGACGTGAACCTCGGCATTCTCACACCTGAGCAGGCGCGAGCGAATCTCGGAATCACCGACAAGCGGATGCATGACTGGCGGTGGCAGGAAGGCTCAAGTGATCCAGTCTGCTCCCACTGCGGACTGCGGGCTGTCACCAGCTTGGTGCAGGCCACCACCTGCCCCGGCCCCTTCGAAGCGCCGGGGGTTCGGTCATGAGCGCCGTCATCGTGTGGACGAAGCCCTCCTGCCAGCAGTGCCGGATGGTGAAGTTCCGACTCGAAGCTGCCGGCGTTGAGCGATGAAGTGTGGGCTCGCGCGCCATTCGACGCGATCTACCGGGTGGTGCCGCTGTGAGCGCCGGCCCGATCGCGCAGGAACGCGCCGCCCACCTTCCCCCGAAGATCTCCACCACCGACACCGCCCGCATCTGCGCACCCGGCGCCCCCGGTCGCGGGTACTGCGGCCGGAAGACCACGAAGCCCGCCGACTGGCCCGACGCCACCTGCTCGGACTGCGCTGCGGCGTACCGGGCAGATCAAGCAGCAGGAGAAACCGACCGATGGACCAGATGATCCCCGTCACCCACGTGCGACCACACGTGCAGTGGACCGGTGTTGCCGCGCTGATCCCACCCGAACCGTGGACACAGGACGCGCTCTGCGCGCAGACGGACCCCGACCTGTTCTTCCCGGAGCGCGGTGAGGGTGACCGTGCGATCACCGCGAAGCGCACGTGCGGTCGATGCCCCGTTCAGGCGGCGTGTCTCGCATACGCGCTCCGCACCGGCCAGAACGAAGGAATCTGGGGCGGCAAGAGCCGCGGACAGTTGCGGAAGCTGCGGAAGGCGGCAAGAGCATGAACACCCAAGCGCTCTCCGGCGAGTTGTTCGCCGGCACAGGGATGCTGGGACGCGCCACCGCCGAGGTGTTCTGCACCCGGCCGGCGTGGTTCTGCGAGTTCGATGCGGCCCCGTCGAAGGTGCTCGCGCACCACTACCCGGATGTCCCGAACTACGGGGACGTCACGAAGGTCGACTTCACCACCGTCCCGCACACGCAGGTACGCGCTGGCGGGTTCCCGTGCCAGGACGTGTCCGTGTCCGGTGCCCGCGCGGGTCTGCGTGACGGCACCCGCTCCGGGCTGTGGTCGGAGTTCGCTCGCTCAATCGCAGAAGACCGACCCGACTGGGTCGTCATCGAGAACGTTGGAGGTCTGCTCAGTGCCGAAGCACATAGCGACGTGGAACCCTGCCCGTGGTGTCTGGGAGACGAGCCGGGTGAACCTGCTCTGCGGGCACTCGGAGCCGTTCTTGCTGACCTGGCCGCGCTCGGGTTCGATGCGGAATGGACGAGCATCCGAGCATCCGACGTCGGTGCCCCTCACGGTCGCCTCCGCGTCTTCATCCTCGCCTGGCCCGCAGAGCGCACGCGTCCTTCCGACGCCGACAGCGCGGGACGCAGCAGCCTCGGGCGGATCGACGCCCTCGGACGTGACGTTGACGGATGCCGTGGTGCGCACGCAACTCGGAGCAGTGCCAAACCCTCGACACCTGCTGCCGACGCCGACGACCGACCCGGAGACAGGGGACGGGCACGCGAGGGATCTCGGGACGGAGACGCGGAGGCTGGCCTGATGCTGCTGCCGACGCCGAGCGCGAGTCCGTTCGAGGGAGAGCCGGAGCCGTTTCTGGCTCGTCAGGCCCGACTCAAGGAGCTCGGCGTGAACGGCAACGGTGCGGGCACCCCACTCGCCATCGCGGTTCGCATGCTCCCGACGCCTGGCGCATACGACGGGGAGCGTGGCGGGTCTCAACACCCGGACAAGCGCCGCGACGGTGGGCACTCGATCACCTTGCAGGACGTCGCCGAGCACGCGCTCCTCCCTACCCCTCAGGTCGCCGACGCGACGGGTGGGCACGCCACGCGCTCGGGCGATCGAGCCGACGAGAAGCTCCTACCCGGCGCGGCCGTGGATGCCGCGACCGGATGGGGGCCGTACGCCGCGGCGATCGCGCGCTGGGAGGCGACCATTGGCCGTTCCGCCCCGTCGCCCGTGCGGATGGACGGGAAGGCCGGGAAGGCTCGTCTGAACCCGGAGCTCACCGAGTGGATGATGGGCTGGCCCTACGGGTGGGTGACGGCATCCGTCATCGGCCTGTCCCGCGCCGAGCAGCTCAAAGCGTGCGGGAACGGGGTCGTGCTGCAGCAGGCCATAGCGGCGCTGCGAATACTGCTGGCCCGTCCTGGCGTGCCGGCTGTCACCTGGGAGCTCGCGGCATGAGCGCGGTTATTGAGGCCCAGCATCCGGGGTTCTGCCCGGAGTGTGAGGAGACGTTCCCGGTCGGCACGAGGGTGACGAAGCATGAGGGCGGGTGGGGTCACGTGCAGTGCCCGCAACCGCGTCCCGTGTGTGGCGTGTGTTTCGTTGAGCGGGCGTTGAACGGCGCCTGCGGATGCGGGGTGCTCGGATGACCGATATCGGTTTCACGTCGGAGCAGCACGCTGACCTGGACTACCGGCGGTGGGTGCACCAGTTCGAGCACCACCTCGACCAGATCCCCGACGTCCTGTCCATGCTGGTGACTCTCGCGCAACCCACGATCGGGGTGTCTCGGGGTGGGTCGAGGTTTGACCGGTTGCAGATCACGGGTGGGAATGAGCACCGGGACCTGGCCGACACGATCGACGAGACCCTCACGAGGGACGCGCAGTACCTGTGGGGCCTGTTGACGGGGTATGCGGCGGCGGTGTGGGAACGCGCCGAAGACACCCGCCAGGATGCCCCGGACCTGGCCGGCGGGGTGCTGTCTTCCCCGTCTGCGGCGAAGGACGCGGCGCTGCTCACCGTGGGGTGGCTGATCCGCCACGCACAAGCGGTGCACGAGCTCACGCTCACCGACGACGAGCGGGAACTGTTCTACATGGTCCGCAGGCTCAAAGCCCTCCACGGCATCCACCCGCACCCCCGTCCGGGCCTGTGCGACACGTGCGGCCGCTACCGCGTCTCCTGGGACTACACGGACCTGAAAGACGGGTCCGTGCTTCTCGTGGGCGTGTGTGGTTCCTGCGGGGACACGTTCACGAAGGAACCGAAATGACCATCACCCGTATCACCGAAGGAAGGAAGACCGCATGAACAACCCCACCTGCCCGAAGTGTCGGCACGCTGACCACGACGGGTATCCGTGCCTCAACATGGCGTCTGACAACGACTGCCCGTGCACGTCTCCATCGGGCATGTACCCGGCCCTGTCTTCCCCGCCCACCGACGACGTACGCGCGTGGCGCCCAGAGGACGGTGATACTCGATGCCAGTCTTGCGGACGCCCCAACCCCATCTGGTGGGCGGACAACGCCGACTGGAACCGGCTCATGCCGAACGACGGCGTGCTCTGCCCCACCTGCTACCACGCGCTGTGGATGGGCGGTCAGATCGTCGCACCGCATCTGCCGCCGCCCGCCGAGGACGTACGCGAAGCAGCCCAGACGTTCGCCGAGCACGTCGGGTGGAATTGGGATGCGCTGAACCCGATGTGGCAGGAGGCGTTCACGCAGGCCGCACAGAAGGTGCTCGCTCGCCCGCGCGGGCCGGTCACCGCCGCCGAGGTGGACGCCGCTGTGAGGGCGTACTGGGCGCACTACGACCCTGCGGAGGAGCGCATCTCAGGGATGGTCCGCGGCCGCATACGCGCCGCCCTTGAAGCCGATCGGAATGCGCGGTTCGAGAGCGCCGAGAACACCCAACCCACCAACCACCTGAACGGGGACCGAGATGCCTGAAACGCCCAACTTGGAGGAAGCGCTGGCGATCGCGCGGTCGGGATCGTGGGCGGCGTACTGCACCGACTGCGATACGAACAGCGGGCGTCTGGCATCGCGTGCGGAAGCTGAGGTGTGGCCGACGCTGCACCGCGTGTTCTCGCCCACGTGCAAGCCGCCTCACCACAAGGATGGGGGCGAGAGCGAATGATGACCATGCCGATGCTGCGCTGCTACGACTGCCGACAGCACGCGGTAGACGCTGACGACACCGAGCGTCACCGGGCCGAGACTGGACATGAGCAATGGGTGAGCATCGCTCACGAGCTGGATCCCGCCCACCCGAATGGGAGCACGACGTGAGCGACGGCCTGTTCGACCTGGACCCGGCTGCGCTCATCTACCGCGGCGAGTACCCGCCCGCGATGCACGCCAGCCGGTGCCGCGAGTGCCACAAGACCGGCTCGATGAACGGCGGAGGATCGTGTCCCGCAAGCCTCGACGAGACGGGCGGCGGTGGCTACCAGTATGCGATTTGCGAGCGATGCTTCCGTGCGCCTGGGCGAACCGGCGAGTTGGCTCGAGAATGAGAACCGTGGACGAGATCAAACGCCTGGCGAGAATCGGCAAGCAGATCCGCGAGGAGGTCGACCGGCAACGGTCGCTCGCGCTTCACGAGCTTGATGTGCGTCTCGGCATCCCCGCACGCTTCAACGAGCACGGGCAACTCGTCGTCACCCAGAGGCAGTGGTACGCGATGCGCCGCGAGTTCATGTCGCCGACACCGCCGACCTGGGGAGAGTCGCTCGTCGGCATAGACGTCGTCGTCGAGGATGCGGAGCCGAGCGACCCAGATCCTGGCGGGTGACGGATGCCCCTACTCACCTACCGGGAAGCCGCGAAACGCATCGGCCGCACGACCCGCGCGATCCGCTACATGCGGCAGGACGGAATGCCGATGGGGTGGGAGCGCCGCAACGGGCAGATGGTCAGGGTCGTTGACGAGCAGGTCCTGTTGAAGCACTGGCGGGAACGGCTGAAACGGTGGCCACCCCACCAGTACCGGCTCCGGAAGCTGCGACAGCAGGAGGCCGAACAGGACACCCCAGGAGCACCACCCACCCCGAACCACCCGGACACCCAGAACCGTGCCCTATGAGCCGCACAGCCCGCGACACGCCGTGTCACACCCCGGTTCCACCTTCGAAAGTACTTTCCGCCCATACGTTCAGAGTCAGCAAGCTGTCTGACCACGACAGCACACGACGAAGCCCCCGTGAGCAACCGCCACCCAACGGTTCCCGGGGGCTTCGTCGTGCCACCCGCTCCCACGGCCGGGAGTACGAGCCGACCATGACGCCCTGCAGCCATCGGTGTGCTGCCGCGTCCCCTCCTCCCGGCCGCGGGGTCAGACCGGTGTTCACGGCCCGCGATTCCCGGGTCGAAGGATCCCCAGGACCGCGTGCTCTGTTCGCGGAGGGACACCTGCACCGCCCACGAGGAGCGCCGACCCTGGCCCCAGGCCTGCAGCCGGCGCTCCTCACACACCCTCGACGACGGAGTCGACATGCGCACCATCCTCACGATCGCGGGTATCTCCGCCGGGATCGTCCTCACCGTCACCGTGCAGCGGTGGATGCCGTACGCCCAAATCTGGCTGTTCTCGAGAGGAGACCGCTGACGTGTCGGGCGTAGACATCGACGTAAGAACGAGGGCTAGCGCGCTGGATGGCTGGGCGCGGAGACTTGACAGTGGCCTTCGTCGCCCGCGCAGACCGGAAGGCGCACCGTGAGTGACATGCAGTGGCGCAAGGCCGACGGCACTACCGGTGAGTACGTCGGACCGCTGGTCGAACTCGGGAAGGGCATCCCCCGGAACCTCCCGCCCCACGGCATCCGCCGAGCCATCTTCGACCTCGCATTCGGGTACATCAGCGGCTTCCCCATCTGGGACGTCCTGGTCTTCTCAGCCCGGTCTCTCTTCCCGCAGAGGCCCCCATGCAGGGGCGAGTGGGTGGAGCAGGATCAGTCGTCGACTGTCGGAACGGTCTGGATCGCATGCCCCGAGTGCGGCGAGTCCCTTCCGGCCACCGTTTCCGCTGAGGTCGTGGATCATGACGGAGACGGACTCCACTCCGAACTGGTCTGCACGCCCGACATGACCGACGTCCACGCGCACGTGTGGGCGCACCAGAGCTGATGTTCTCCTGGATCACCTGCCCCGTCTGCGGCCAGGGCGCGATCGGCGTGTGCTGCGACGTCCTCATGCACGACCTCGAGGACAACGACGATGACTGACCGGTTCGTGTCCTGTGACCAGTGCAACGCCCGCGCCTACATCCACGTGCAACTCCCCAACGGTCGGACCCTCGCGTACTGCGCCCACCACGGCCACCAGCACACCCCAGCCCTACAGGCTGCCGGGGCAACCGTAATCGACCTCACCCACATGCTGGAGGGCTGATGAGCACGACGGCACGGAAGGCCCGCAAGCGCGCCGGCATCCCGTTCTACAAGCCTTCGAAGAAGCCGACCCGCGTGTACGACATGAACGAACGCCGCGGCCTCGGCCTCGTCACGGGCCCGGAGATCCTCGCCGCCCTCGTCACCCGGGGCATCGCGTGAACGCCTCCGACATGTTCGAGTGCGCCGGGTGCGGATCCCGGTACGTCACCCCGCTCGCCGCCGCCCTGTGCTGCGACGTCGAATACGACCAGCCCGCCATCGTCCGCTCCTACGACTGATGGTCCGAAAGGTCTGCGCTCACCCCGGATGCCCGACCCTCACCACCGGCACCCGCTGCCCCGCACACCAACGCCAGCAAGAGCAACGCCGAGGGTCACGCCAACACCGAGGGTACAACGCCGAACACGACCGCCTCCGCGCCTACTGGGAACCCCGCGTCGCCACCGGCCGCATCCGCTGCCACAACCCCCACTGCCTCCGCCCCGACGACCCCCTCATCCACCCCGGCGAACCATGGGACCTCGGCCACACACCAGACCGACGCGCCTACCGCGGACCCGAGCACGCCACCTGCAACCGCAGCGAAGGCGGCAGAACCGCACACCAGTAGGGAGACGGACACGATGCAGCTCACCGAGCAAGAGCGCGCCGAAGCTCTCACCACCCTGAAGGCGTGCGGCTTCGAGGAAGACGACGCCAGCACATCGCTGCGCACCGTCGAGATCCTCGCCACACAGGACGACCTCCAAGCCTGGGTCCATGCACACCAGCACGTACACACGCAGGCTCTCGCCACCCAGTACGGACACGACGCGGCACGCGCGGCCCGCACACTCGCAGTCCACCACCCGCGAGAGTGACGAGACACACCCCACAGGACGCGTCACACGCCCCACACACGACCTCACAAGACCACCCCTGACCCGAGCCCATCCGACCCCCAAAGGGGAGGGGGAGGGACCCCCTGAACGCGTCCCACCTGGGACCGCCGGGGAGGTGGCTCCGATTCGCGACGAAATCAAAGACTTCGCCTGAGGGGGTGCCGGATGCCTCGTGGTGGTGCTCGGACGGGTGCCGGTCGGCCGCCGGATCCTTCGTCGTTGGCGGAGTCGCTGCGGATCGAGTCGGGCACGATCCGGACTCTTCCGAGGCAGAGGTCGGGTTCGGCGCCGGCGTGGCCGTTGTCAACGGCTTCGAAGCGTGAGACAGCTGTGTGGCGGGAGATGTGGAAGCGGCCGCAGGCGATCGTGTGGGAGGAGCAGGGGTCTCACCGTCAGGTGGCGATGTACGTGCGCACGTCGGTCGAGGCCGAGACGCCGGGCGCGACCGCAGCGCTGCGCGGTCTTCTGCTCCGTCAGGAGAACGACCTGCTGTTGTCGCATGCGTCGCTGCTGCGGGCGGGCTTCCGGATCTCGGTGAACCCGGCGCCGGCTTCGACGATCGCTTCGTCGAAGCCGCAGGCTGCGCGGCGGTCGGTGCCGTCCGCGCGGGGAAGGTTGAGGGCTGTGGAGGATGTCGGAGCCGACGACTGAGTTCCAGATCGATTTCCCGACGCTGGGGTACCTGCAGGCCGACTGGATCGCGTGGCATTGCCCGATCCCGGATGGCTTCAAGAAGGGGCAGCCGCTGGTCCTGTCGGACTGGCAGCTGTGGTGCACCGCGAACCACGGGCGGGTGCGTCCGGGCACGCCGTGGCGTCCGGATGATCCGATCAAGAACCAGGCGTTCACGAACCGGCGGTCGCTGATCGTCGGGCCGCAGAAGTACGGGAAGTCACCGTGGGCGGCTGCGACGTCGTGCGTGATGGCCGCCGGGCCTGACCTGTTCGCGGGGTGGGCGGAGGCTGGCGACGTGTACGACTGCGCTCGGTACGGGTGCCAGTGCGGGTTCGTGTACGAGTACCTCCCGGGCGAGCCGATGGGGATGCCGTGGCCGACTCCGCTGGTGCAGCTGATGGCCGCGTCCGAGGACCAGGTGGACACGAACATCTGGCGTCCGATGCGCGCGATGATCGAGCGCGGGCCGCTGGCTGAGGTGATCCGCGTCGGGTCGAAGTTCATGCGCATCGGTGATGACGGCGTGATCGAGAAGGTCACGAGTTCCGAGTCATCCCGCCTGGGAAATCCGACGACTGGGTTCGTCCAGGAGGAGACCGGGACCTACACAAAGTCGAACGGTCTCCTAGAGGTCGCGCAGACGATGCGTCGCGGCACATCGGGCATGGGAGGCCGCGGGCTCGAGCTGTCGAACGCGTGGGATCCAGCTGAGGTGTCGACGGCATCGCAGACGTTCGCGTCGCGGGCGCCCGACATCTTCCGGTTCTTCCGGCAGCCTCCCGCGAACCTGAGCTACAAGAACAAGCGCGACCGCCGCAAGATCCACGCGTACGTGTACGTCGGTGCCGCCCATGTCGACCTCGACTCGATCGAGGCGGAGGCGTTCGAGTTGCTCGAGCAGGACCCCGCGCAGGCGGAGCGGTTCTACGGGAACCGTCTTGTACGGGGCATGGGCTCGTGGATGCCGGCGGGGCTGTGGGAGGACGCGTATGCCAAGCCAGCGTCCCTGGTTGCCTAACCCGCCAGACGGCACCCCGATCTGTCTCGGGTTCGACGGGTCGATCAACAACGACACGACCGGGATCCGCGCGCAGACGATGACCGGGTACTCGTTCACCCCACGGTGGGGGCCGGACCGCGAGAACCCGACGTTCTGGGATCCGAAGGAGCACGGCGACCGCATCCCGCATGGCGAGGTGGACGTAGCCGTCGACGAGCTCTTCGACCGGTTCATGGTCGTGCGCATGTACTGCGACCCGGAGGACTGGAACACGGACATTGAGACGTGGGCGCTCCGCCACGGTGACGAGCACGTGATCGAGTGGCCGACGAACTCGATCAGCCGCATGTACGACGAGATCCGCCGGTTCGAGGCTGACCTCGCGAACGGGCGGATCACGAACGACGGATGCCCGATCACAGAGGCGCACATGGGCAACGCGAAGAAGGTCGCGAAGCCCGGACAGAAGTACATCCTCGGGAAGCCGAACGAGACGCAGAAGATCGACCTCGCGATGTGCTCGATCCTCGCGAACGCGGCGGTGCGCGACTCGCTCGCTGCTGGATGGTCGCCCCCGAAACCGAGAGCGAAGGTGCGCGTCTGGCGCAGCAGATAGGAGAGCTGCCGTGACGGAACTCGACGAGGCGCTGCGGCTGGCCCGTGCGATCAGCCGGCAGAAGCCGATCCTCGAGAAGAACGACCTGTACTTCGAGGGTGAGCAGCCGTTGAAGTTCCTCGCTCCGGTGCTGCAGCAGGAGCTCGGCTACCGGCTGTCGCCGATCGTGCTGAACCTGGCGTTGTTCGCGGTGGACGTGTACGACAACCGGCTCGACGTGGAGGGGTTCCGCATCGGCCGCGGTGCGGAGGCGGACACGGAGCTGTGGGACGTGTGGCAGGAGAACGACGGCCCCGATCTGTCGCAGCAGGGTCATCGGGAGAGCCTCGCTCTGGGGCGCGCGTACGCCACTGTGGGACCCGGCGAGACAGCCGACGACGTGCCGGTCATCACCCTGGAGTCCGCGTTCGACGCGATCCATGAGGACGACCCCAAGACGAAGCGCGTCAAGCACGGCGTGAAGCGGTGGACGGACCTCGACAAGACCCGGTGGATGACCTACCACCACCAGAACGGGTGGGTCACCTGGCGGTTCCAGCCGGGTGGCGGTTGGGTCGAGGACGACCGCGAGGACGACAACGGCAACAACCTCTGCTCGCTCGTGCCTCTGATGAATGACCCTCGGATCCTCGGCCGGAACCGCCCGGGCAAGTTCGACCAGCGGCTCGGCCGGTCGGTGTTCCACCCGATCATCAGCCCCCTCGACGCGCTGAACAAGCTCGCCTCCGACATGATGGTGTCCGCCGAGTTTCACGCACTCCCGCGACGGTGGGCGACGGGACTCAGGGAGGAAGACTTCACCGACGAGACCGGTGAGGCGCTCGACACGTACTCGATGATCGCCGGACGCATGTGGTCAACGGAGAACGAGAAGGCCGCGTTCGGGCAGTTCCCTGAGGCGTCGTTGTCGAACTTCCATGAGTCGATCAAGCTGCTGATGCAGATCGTGGCGATGCAGCTCGGCATCCCGGCGGACTACCTGCTGTTCAAGGGTGACAACCCCCCATCGGCGGACGCGATCCGCGCGTCGGAGGCTCAGCTGGTGAAGCGTGCTGAGCGGAAGCAGCGGACCCTGTCGACCCGGTGGGAGCAGGTGCAGCGGCTCGTACTCATGAACATGGGGCGCGAGGCGGATGCCCGGCCGATGCAGATTGAGACGATCTGGCGTGACCCGTCGACTCCGACCGTCGCGCAGAAGGCCGACGCGATCATGAAGCTCGTCACAACGAAGGACGAAACGGGCCGGTCGATCCTCCCGATCGAGCAGGCGCGCGCTGATCTGGGGTACACGGACATCCAGCAGGGCCGCATGGCCGACTGGGACCGGAACGTGACAACGGATCCGCAGATCGACGCTGCACGTCGCTCGCTCGACACGGCTGCGGCAGGTGCGCAGGGCGGAGCGAATGGTGCTCGAAGCGGCGGCTGAGCAGTACCGCGTCCAGCAGGGCATCTCGACGACCACCGCGACGGCCGCGGCCGCGTTGTGGCGGCGGATGGACAGTCAGGACTTCGACGGATCCTGGGCCAGGGTGCAACCTCAGCTGCTCGATTTGGTCGAGCGGGGACGCGCCGCGGCCGTCTCGAACGCCCTCGGCTACACCAGCGCGGTGCTCGCGGAGACGGGACAGACGGACGCTCCCGCCGGCGCGCTATCGGGGGACGCGTTCCTCCGATCGGCGCCGGACGGTCGCGGTGTCGACACGCTCCTGGACGGTGCGGTGGTGTCGTCGAAGAACGCCGCCGCCCGCGGCCTGACCGGGGACGCCGCGCTCGCGCAGGGCGGTCGCTGGCTGACCATGGCCACGCTGACGCTGCTCGCCGACACCCGGCGGGAGGTGTACGCGGCCGACATCATTCAACGGCCCACGGTGACGGGGTACACGCGCATGCTGAATCCGCCCTCATGCGCCCGGTGCATCATCCTCGCGGGCAAGTGGTACCGGTGGAACGAAGGGTTCCGCAGGCACCCGCGGTGCGACTGCCAGCACATCCCCGGTTCGGAGAACGTCGTCGGTGACGAACGCACAGACCCGTACGCGACGTTCCGGTCGATGAGCGCTGACGAGCAGGAGAAGGTCTTCGGTCGACTCGAGGCTCGGGCGATCCGGGACGGTGCCGACATCTACCGTGTGGTGAACGTGCAGCAGCGAGGGCTCGCTACCGCGCGCGCAGCCGCACGGTACGGGACGCCGTCGCGGATGACGATCGACGACATCTACCGTGTCGCCGGCACCAGGTCGAACGCGATCCGGTTGATGCAGCGGGAGGGGTACATCCTCGACCGCGGTCAGATCGCCGTCGAGCGGTCACCTGGGGTTCTCACGGACGCGGAGATCCTTGCCCGCGGGCGGGGAATTGGGACCGTGACGATCGGTGGTCGGACGGTCACCACGCGTCGCGCAGCACGGTTCGATGCGGCGCAGTCCGGCACACGAGACCCGCTGAACCGGTCCACGATGACCGTCGCAGAGCGTCGCCTCTACGACGCGAACTACCGGCTGCAGTACGCGAGGACGACCGGGAACGTTCCGCGTGGTGTGGGGCTGAGTAGCGCCGACGTGAATGCTGCGCCGATCCGTGCGACACCGGCGAAGCTCGCCGAGCTTGAGCGTGACCTGGCCCGAGAACTGCGGAAGCTGTCCGACCGGGGAACCCCGGAGTCTGTGCGGCGACTTGCCCGCACTCTCGGCCTCATCTGAAGGGCATGCGATCGGTCGTCTAGCGGCCGAGGACGCTGCGATACGTGGGGTTCGAGTCCCCGGCGCGAGTGTGCATGCTCGCCGAAGCCCGTTCGTGGCAATGGCCCCGTCGCGGAAACGCCGGTTCGAATCCGGTCCGGTCGCACATCTGAACTTCCCACCGCCTGGGTGGAGGCGCTACGCGAGCGTGTCGCGGTACGGCCGACGGGCCATAAACGGCGGCCGACGGGCCCGATAAACGGAAGGTCACACCCACCATGAAGCGCAACGCATTCGGCCAGCTCGGACCCGGATTCGCTCCCACCTGCCACCGCCCGTTCCTTCGCTACTTCGACGGGGACAACGGCGGAGCCGGGGGAGGGGAGCCGAAGGAGTTCAAAGCGCCGGCCTCGCAGGAGGAACTCGACCGCATCGTGTCCGAACGGGCACGTCGCGCCGAGCAGAAGGCCCGCGACGAGGAACGCGCGAAGTACGCCGACTACGAATCGTTGAAGGCCGACGCGGAGCAGTTCCGCGCCGCCAACAAGCCCAAGCCCAAGGACGGCGACGGCAAGCCGGAGGCGCTCTCCGAGGAGGACATCGAGAAGCGCATCCAGGAGCGCATCGACGCCCGCGAGAAGGAGAAGGACCTCGAACTCGCGCTCGAACGAGTCGGCGACCAGCTCGACAAGGCGCTCGAGGGACGAGCCGTGTCGGCGTCGAAGTTGTTCGCGCTCGACCGGAAGACGCTCGTCGGCGAGGACGGAAAGACCGTCGATGCGGCGGCGCTGAAGAAGTGGGTCGAGGACAACTCCAAGGAGATCGAGGCGCCGGATCCGCGGCGCCGGCAGATCCCCGGGCAGGGCGAACGCAGTGACACCACCACCGGCGTCGACAGCGGCAAGTCGGCCTACGAGAAGCGACACCCCAAGAAGAACTGACTCTCGGCATCGGGCCGGGACTCTACCGCTCACGAAAGGAGCACCCCATGGATCTCGGACTCAAGACCGAGACGTTCGGCGGTGACAGCCAGACCTGGCTGGACTCGGCGCACGGTCAGGACGCCGCCACCAGCGTCACGATCGTCCCGGGCACCGCTGGCGGCTTCACCGCCGGCACGCACTACCCGACCGGTCACCTCCCGTCTGGTACGAAGCTCGGCAAGATCACCGCGTCCGGCAAGTACGGGCTGTACGACGACACCGCGACCGACGGTCGCCAGACGCTCGTCGGCTTCCTGCTCACCGCGCAGAAGATCGGCACGGGCGATGTCGTCGCTCCGCTGCTGCGCCACGGGCGCGTCAACGAGGGCGCTCTCCCGTTCACCATCGACGCGGCCGGCAAGGCCGACGTCGCCGGCCGCATCGACTTCGTCTAGGAGGGATGACAGATGCTCATCACGACCGACTACATCACTCCCGCCGAACTCACCGGCTACGCCCGTGCGGCGCTGGCCGACGTCGAGCAGAACCAGTTCACCCTGTCGGCGTTCCTGCCGTCCGAGGCCGTCGACGACCTGCAGTACCGCTTCAACCGCGGTGGCCAGGGACTCGCGGAGGCGGCGACGTTCCGGTCGTTCGACGCCGAGTCGTCGATCGCGACCCGCCCCGGCACCACGCGGGTCACGGGCGAGCTGCCGCCCGTGTCCCGGAAGATCAAGCTGTCCGAGTACGACCGTCTGCGTCAGCGTCAGCTCGACCCGGCGATTCAGGACAGCATCTTCAACGACACCGACCGTATGGTCCAGGCCGTGGCGGCGCGCATCGAGCTCGCCCGCGGCCAGGCACTGTCGGCCGGTGCGGTGACGATCGCCGAGGACGGTGTGATCGCGACGGTCGACTTCGGTCGCCGCTCTGCTCACACCGGTGTCGCACCCGGGACGCTGTGGAGCGTGGCCGCATCTGCCACGCCCATCGCGGACCTGATCGCGTGGCGGAAGACCTACCGGTCGAACAACGGCGGAACGAACCCGGGCGCGATCCTCACCTCGGAGACGGTCCTGTCGAACATCCTGCGGGCGCAGGAGGTGCGCAACCTGGCCGCCGCGGCCGGTGTCGCTCCCTCCATCGTGTCCCCGCTGGTGCTCAACACGATCCTGTCGGCGTACAACCTGCCCCCGATCGTCGTCAACGACGCGCAGATCAACGTCCGCAACGACAAGACCGACGTCGTGACCGCGACCCGTGTCATCCCCGAGAACAACGTCATCCTGCTGCCCGCCGCTGGTGGGTCGCAGCTCGGCGGCACGTTCTGGGGGACCACGGCCGAGTCGCTCGAGCCCGAGTACGAGCTGACCGGTGACGAGCCGGGCATCGTCGCGGGCGCGTACTCGACGAAGGACCCGGTTGCCGTGTGGACGAAGGCGGCGGGCATCGCGCTCCCCGTCCTCGCGAACCCGGACCTCACCTTCCAGGCCGTCGTCCTCGCGTGACCGATCAGCGAGGGGCCGGTTCACCGCCGGCCCCTCGCGCAACCTAGGAGAGAACCATGGGCAAGAAGCTCAACACCTTCGTCACGGTCCACGACGAGAACTTCGAGTCGCACACGTTCGGCCCGGACGACACGCTGCCCGGCTGGGCGAAGAAGGCGATCACGAACCCGAACGTGTGGGTGAAGGACGAGAACAGCGAGGACGACGAGGACGCGACGGAGGAACCGCCCGCAGGCGTCGGCACCGGCTCGTCTGACGCGCCGGAACCGTCCCTGCCCCCGCGCGGTGGTGCCGGGTCGGGTGCGGACGCGTGGCGGGCGTACGGCGTCGCCGCGGCGAAGGCGAAGGGGCTCGAGATCGAGATCCCCGGCGACGCGACGAAGACCGACATCATCGAAGCGCTCAAGGGCGCCGGCATCCCGGTGGAGTGACCGGTGGGGTGGCCGGACGTCGTCGCGAGCGATATCGAGGAACGGTGGAGGCCGCTCACCGAAGCCGAGACGGCGGTCGCTGAGACACGGATCGGTGACGCGGAGGCTGAGCTGATCATGCAGCTCGGTCTCCGTGGTATCACCGAGCCCGTCGGCACCCAGCATTGGGAGGCCGTGTACGTCTCGACGGTCGTCGAGATGGTGCGCCGCTACCTGCTGAACCCGGACGGTTGGTCTTCGGAGAGCGTCGCGATCGACGACTACCGGGAGGATCGGCGTCGGGACAAGTCGGCGCCCACGGGCGCGATCTACGTCACGGAGGCGGAGCTGTCGAAGCTTCTCCCGCGGCGGCGCCGTGGAGCGTTCACCATCCGTCTGGGGCAGACGTGAACGGGGGCGTGCTGCAGCGTGGCCGTGAGCTAGCCGAGTCGCTCATGACGTCGAGGGTCAGGATTCGGCGTCGCAGCGTCGAACGGACCCGCAACCCGGAGACGGGGCGCGAGGACTACACGTGGACGGTCGTCTACGAGGGGCCTGCGCGGGTCCGTGAGGTCGGCGCGCAGCCGCAGGAGGCAGACGCGGCCGGACAGCAGGTCACGGACCGCGCTGCCACCGTGTCTCTGCCGATCAGCGATCACCCCGGCATCACCGCGGGTTTCTCGTCGGACGTGCACGTCGACGACGTCGGGTCGCTGCTGGAGAACCCGGACGATCCGGCGGCGGTCGGCATGGAGTTCCGGGTCCGTGACGGGCACGTGCAGACCCACTCGACTGCGAGCCGACTGCCGGTGGAGGTGACGTCCTATGCCGGATGACATCACCATCGACTCGTCCGACTTCTCGAAGCTGGTTGCGGATGTCACCCGCGTGCCGGTGGAGGCTCAGCGGTTCCTGCCGCAGGCGTTGGAGGTCACCAGCCGGAACGTGCGGGACACGGCTCGTGAGAACGCGAGGGGTCTGGAGCACGCTCCTGCGTTCCCGTACTCCATCACGTACGACTTCGTGGGCGATACCCACGGTGGGGGAGCGCTCGGTGCGTTCTTCGGAGGCCGCGGCGCTCACACGTTCGAGACGGAGATCGGACCGGACAAGGAGCGGCCGCAGGGCGCGCTGGGGAACCTGATCGAGTACGGGTCGGTGAACAACCCGCCGCAGGGGATCATGCACGGTGCGCTGCAGCAGCACGAGGGCGATCTCGAGCGTGGCACGGCGAAAGCGGTCGATGACGGACTACGGGCTGCGGGGTTCCTGTGACCCCGGAGCAGATCCGCGTCCTCATCGAGCAGCACGTCACCGCGGTCCTGGACCGGTTGCGGGAAGACCCTGAGCTGTCGGACGTGGTGTTCGAGGGCGACGTGGACGGGAACCCCGAACGGTACGTGAACGTCCACCACGACACGGGCGTGTACTCGTCGCACGACTTCGCTGACCAGTCCGTCGACGTCGCGGTCACGTTCACGATCCACAGCGTCGGCATGTCCCGCTGGCAGGCGGTGTGGACCTCCGGGCGGGTCACCGGGCAGATGCTCCGGTTCATCCCCACCATCACCGGTCGCCGCTGCTTCCGCATGGAACCGGCCGGCACACAGCCCGTCACTCTCGACCGAGACGTGACACCCCCGAAGCACTTCGCGGTGGACCGCTTCGTGCTCCGATCCATCCCCGCGTAGGAGGTGCCCGCATGGCCCTGAAGTACACACGGGTGCGCGACATCAACACCGGTCACGAGTACGACGTGCTCTCCCACCGAGTCGATGAGACCCGGCACGAGCTCGCCGATCAGGAACGGTGGCCGCCGTCCTCGCACCCGCGCCGACCGCGGCACAACGTGAAGGGTCCCCGCCCCGCACGGAACACCGCAGGCGGCGCCACCGACCCCACCGGCGAGACGGAACGGTCCGACCCTCCCGCGACCGGGGGCGCCGAACCCAAGCCGTCGAAGAGGCTCACACGCTCACGCAAGACCAACCCCGCGGGCTGACCCGCACCCACCCTTTCCGCCCGTGGCACCCACCAAGGAGAACTCATGTCCCTGACCATCCCCACCGCGGTGCCGAGCATGGGCACCCGTCGTGTGCTCGCGCTGCCCACCGTCGCCAACATCAACGCGATCAAGCTCTCCGAGCTGACCAGCGCGGCGAACATCTCGTGCTACCTGACCCGCTCCGGCGGTTGGGCGCCGACGAAGGAACAGGCGTCGATCCAGCACCAGCCGTACTGCTCCTCGCAGGACTTCGAGATCCCGGGGGCGAAGTCCCGGCAGCTGATGCTGCAGTACACGTTCAACCTGAACGACCCGGACTCCGACGTCGCCCGCCTCGAGCTGGAGGAAGGCACCCCGCTCACGCTCGTGCACCTCCTGCAGATCGACGAGGACGCCGACACCTTCGCCGTCGGCGACTGGTACGAGGCCGTGCCCGTCCTCATGGGCGAGCAGAACGTCGTCCCGATGGAGGACAACGCCCTGGACCGCATCCAGCAGAAGGCGTTCGTCCGCGGCGAGTGGACCGGGCTGCGTCAGCTCGTCACCACCTGACAGACCCCGGTGGGGCCCGCTGCCACGGGCGGGTCCCACCGGTTCACCGTGGCACCCGTGGCGAAACGTGGAAGGAAACACCCTCATGAGCGACACCACCGACGAACTCGACGACCTCCTCGATGAACGGCGCATGCCGGAGAAGGACGTCGCGATCTGCCTCGACCTGACCCTGATCGCCGCGCGCGACGAAGCGATGGACGCGCTCGCCCGCGCCGCGCAGGCGCACGCGGCCGCGCAGCAGCCGAACCCCGACGCCCCCATGGCGGGCGGCGGCCTCGCGCGGACGAAGAAGGCCCTCGACCAGGCGAACGCCCGCGTGAAGGAGGTGGAGGCGCAGATCGCTGCGAAGTCGATCACCCTCCGCATCGTCGGCGTGGACCGGGTCACCTACAACCGGTTCATGCTCGCCTGCCCGCCCCGACCGAAGCGGAACGAGCCGTTCGACCCGACGAAGTTCTTCATGCACGCGGCGAAGAACACCGCGAAGTTCGTGTCGAAGAAGGACGGGTCCCTCAAGGACATCACCGACGCACAGTGGGCGCGGATCGACAAGACGATCACCGACGGCGAGCACGACCGCATCGCGGCTGCCGTGATCGAGGTGAACCGTGCGGCCGGCGGCGCGGACGTCGCTTTTTTCGGGCGCGACTCCGCGACGACCCCCGGCTCCTGAGAGATCTCCGTCTAGCCCGCTCCATGGGGCGCGCTCCGCGCGTCCTGTGGGGTTGGGCACCTACGGACCGAATGATCCCGGAAACGACCGCAGACGGACGCACAGCGTTCCGCATCGAGCGTGAGCCGGAGTTCGACCAGGAGCAGTACGACATGCTCGCCGCCCTCACCGAATACGAGGCCGGCCTGAACTCCCTCGGCCTGCCGCTGGATGAGACGACATCGCCGCTCGCCGACCCGTCGAACCCGGACGGCACGCACTGGTACGAGCCGTTCGTGCTGCGCGACTGGTCGCTCGACGCGATCGAGCAGCGCGAGAACGACTTCAAGGACAACCCCTCGCGGGCTCGCATCTTCTCTGTGGTGCGGCGCGACCGATAACCCGCTGGAGGTGCCATGGCTGACCGGTCAGTGAAGGTCTCCCTGGTCCTCCAGGCCACCGGGTACATCTCCGGGATGGAGCAGGTCGCCCGGAAGACTCGGGAGACCGGGTCCGAGGTCGAGAAGCTCGCGCAGAAGAAGGAATCGTTCCAGCAGCTCGGAGCCGCAGGCGCCGCGATGGGTGCAGCCTTCGGTGTCGGTGTTGGTATCGCCGTGTCGAAGTTCGCCGAGTTCGACCAGCAGATGTCGTACGTGCAGGCGTCTACGCACGAGACCGCGCAGAACATGGGGCTTCTGCGGCAGGCGGCGATCGACGCTGGTGCTGCGACGGTCTACTCCGCGACCGAGGCCGCCGGAGCGATCGACGAGCTGGCTAAGGCAGGCGTCTCCACCGGAAACATCCTTTCCGGCGCGCTGAATGGATCCCTCGACCTCGCGGCGGCCGGTGGTCTCGGCGTCGCGCGCGCAGCGGAGATCACCGCGACCGCGCTCAATCAGTACGGCCTCGAGGGAACGAAGGCTGCGCACGTCGCGGATGTCCTGGCAGCCGGAGCGGGCAAGGCGATGGGCTCAGTCGACGACCTGGCCGAGGGCTTGAAGTACGTCGGCCCGGTAGCTGCTTCGATGGGCGTCTCGCTTGAGGAGACAACCGGCGTCCTGGCGCTCTTCGCGCAGCAGGGCATCATCGGCGAGCAGGCAGGCACCTCCCTCCGCGGCGTGCTGTCCTCGCTGACGTCGCCGTCCGCGCAGGCCCGCGAGGAAATCAACCGACTCGGCCTGACGCTGTACGACGTTTCGACCGGCAAGTTCCTCGGCATGCAGAACGCCGCCGAGCAGCTCTCGAAGGCCTACTCCACGATGGACGGGGCATCCCGCGATGCGTCGCTCGGCATCATCTTCGGGCGCGAGACCATCACCGCGGCGACGGCCCTCTACAAGGCTGGCTCGCGTGGCGTGGCCGAGTGGACGCGGAACGTCAACGACGCGGGCTTCGCGGCAGAGCAGGCGCGCATGCGCCTCGACAATCTGCGCGGCGACTGGGAGGCGCTCAACGGCGCGGTCGACTCCGCGCTGATCACGATGGGATCCGGAGCGAACGGGCCACTCCGCAGTGGTCTGCAGCAGCTGACGGGCCTCGTCAACGACTTCAACGACCTGCCCGACTGGATGCAACAGTCTGCTCTCGGAGCGGCTGCAGTCGCCGCCGGCGTGGGGCTGATCGGTGGCGCCGCGCTCATCGGTGTTCCGAAGATCGCGCAGTTCAAGGTTGCACTCGACACCCTCGACCTTTCTCGCGGCAAGGTCGCGGGCGGGCTGCGCGGCCTGGCGTCGTTCCTAGGCGGTCCGTGGGGACTCGCGATGGTCGGTGCAACTGCGGTGGTGATGAGCTTCACCGCGGCCATCGCTGACGGCGTGCCGACACAGGAGGCGCTCGCGAACGCGGCTACGACGAGTCGAGACAGCCTCGAGCTGCTTCGAAAGGCGAGTGCACGAGGCTCCCTCGAAACCACGTTCTGGGGCGACTACAACGACTCGCTCAGCGATCTCCCGGCACTTCTCGACCACGCCTCCGCATCGCAGAAGAACTGGGCCGTCGCTCTGGGAACGACGGTGAACCAGACCGGAGCGTACGACTCGCTCAAGCGGATCGGCTCGGCGCTCGCGGAGATGTCGACCGACGACATGCCGCGCGCGACACGCACGTTCCGCGATCTAGCGGAATCGCAGAACCTGACCCGCGACCAGCAGTACCAGCTGCTGCGTGAGATGGGACCCTTCCGGGACGCGCTGATCCAGCAGGCCACGGCCGCCGGACTCACCGCCGACGACCAGACGCTCCTCGCACTCGCGACGGGCAACACTGCATCCCACACGAAGACGGCCACAAAGGCGGCCGTCGACAACACGGATGCTCTGGCTCAGCTCGGTGGTCAGGCGTCCTCGGCGGAGGTCGACATCAAGTCCCTCGCGGACTCCATCCGGGGGTTCGGTTCTGCCCAGCTCGATGTGCGCGAGGCGGCACGGCAGGTCGAGGAGTCCATCGACCAGCTCACCGCGTCGGTGAACGAGAACGGCACGACCCTCGACATCAGCACGGAGGCGGGGCGATCCAACGAGGCGTCGCTGGACGCGATCGCGAAGGCCTACCTGGACTCGGCGGCCGCGATCGTCACGCAGACCGGTTCGCAGCAGGACGCGACCGACGCTGTGCAGCGTGGTCGAGACGAGCTCATCCGGCAGTTGGAGCAGTTCGGGATCACCGGGCAGGCAGCGCAGGACTACATCGATCAGCTCGGCCTTATCCCGAGCAAGATCCCCACCGCCGTCGAGCTGAACGTGTCCGCCGCACAGCAGCAGTTCACCGACTTCCTCACGAGCATCAACAATCGGCAGGCGACGCTCAATGTCCGCGTGAACGCGGCGATCGGCGCCGGACTGTCCGACCAGGAGCTCGCCGGCATGGTCGGGGTGGGCATTCCGGGGAACTACTCCGGCGGCTTCTACGAGAAGGCGAAGGTCAAGCAGTTCGAGGCGGGTGGGTTCGCTTCCGGGATCTACAACGGCCGGGCAGGTGGTATCCACAAGTTTGCGGAGGGGAACCTCCCGTGGGAGGCGTACATCAGCCCGAACCCCGCGTACCGGGAGAAGAACATCGCGATCCTCAACGAGGTCGGGACCCGGCTGCACGCGTGGCAGCAGCCGACCTCATCCGCCGTCGCAGCCACTCCGGCGATGGGCGGTGGCGGTGCGTCGGCTCCGGTGTTCTCCGGTGACTGGAACCTCGTGAACACGGGCCTGTCTCGCACGGAGGTGAAGGAACTGATTCGCGACGAGGTCGACCGGAAGTATCAGCGTGGAGGTCTCGGATGATCGTCGACAGCCTGTTCGAGGCCCGCGTCCGCGACATCACCTTCCGCGGCGGGTTCGGGTTCGAGCCTGGTTTCTACGTCTCGGAGGTGGACGGTCTGCTGTCCGGGGGCGAGGTCACGACGGACGATGTCCCTCGTGGCTTCGGCCCCGGCGCGCAGGACACCGACAACCGGCGCGAGGACCCGCGCATCATCACTCTCCGCGGCCTCATCGTCGCAGCGTCGATGCGGGATCTCGGGAAGATGATCACCCAGCTTGGCAACCTCCTGGTCGAGGAGGACGACCGGGCGGAGTTCACCTGGACCGAGTTCGAAGAGTGGCGGTTCACCCACGTCCAGCGTGGCACCGGGTGGAGCATCGTCAGGGGCCGTTCCACGGGCACGGCGTCGTTCTCCGTGCGGTTCCGCGCGGCGGATCAGCGGGTGTACGCGACAGAGCTGCAGCGCGGCGAATGGGGTGTGTCCGTGCCGGTCGTGAACCGTGGCGGGTACCCGGCGCCGGTGGTGCTCGAGGTGCAGGGTGACAGCAGCGTCGGATACACCGTCGTTGGCCCCCGTGGTGCAGCGCTCGTCGTGCAGCGGCCGATCGTGTCCGGCTCCGTGCATCAGTACCTCAGCGACGAGCAGGTTCTTCTGGTCGACGGGGTGCCGCAGGTTGAGGGCATCACCCGTTCCGACCGGATCGACATCCCACCCGGGGCGTGGGGGTACGGGATCGACCACGGATGCCTGGTGCGCGCGTCCCATCGTGACACCTGGATCCCGTAGGAGGCTGTCGTGAAGGTCACCTACCGGCTGCACGAGCTGACAACGGGGAAGCCGGTGAGCATCCCCGTGCACGCGCCCGGACGGTGGTCTGACTCGCTGTCGCAGGGCGGTTCAGGGAAGCACGAGGTGACGATCCCGATCGCGTCCCGGTTCACGCCGTCGCAGTGGCACGCGGCGACCATGCCCTGGTGGCATGTGCTGGTGGAGTGCTGGGATGGGGTGCCGGCGTACGCGGGCATCATCATCGACAAGCACTGGTCTCCGCGGCGTCAGGTGCTCAGCATCGACACGCGGACGGTGGGGACGCTGTTGCAGGACCGGTACCCGTTCGGCGTCGGTTCGTACCTGACTACGACGTTCGGGGTGTCTGGGCTGTCTCTCCGCGCCGTGGTCCTCGCGACGGTGCAGCGGGTGTTCACCGACCCGACGACACCGACGTACCAGTCGTGGGCGGCACCGTTCGACTACCCCCATCTGGGGGAGGCGGGCGGGTTCTCGAAGGACTACCCGAACGAGGATTGGCGCACCGCGGACCAGATCATCTCGTTCATTCAGAAGCTCGAGGGTGGTCCCGATCTGGCGTTCATCCCGAAGTACGTGGAGAACGGGTGGCTGCGGTGGGACGTGCTCGCCGGAGACCCTCGGATCCCCGGCCCGACCGTGGACCTGCCGCTGTCCGCGCGAGCCTCGGCGGCGTCGGATCTGCTGATGCACGAGTACGGGAAGGACATGATCTCCGGCCTGTTCGTCCGAGGTGAGGGGTACGACGACCGTCGCCCGGTTGGTGAGGCCGGAAATGTCCCGGGGCCGTTTATGGCCGTTCGTGACTCCGCTAGCAGTCAGGTCGCCGAGGACACCGGACTGTCGAGTCAGGCGACCGCGAGCCTCGCGAAGAATCGTTCCCCGATTGACCAGATCGAGATCGGCGCGCTCCGTCTCGGCTCAGGCCCGGGAGCAGTGTCGCCAGCCAGCGCACGGCTCGGCGCCCGCCTCAACGGTCGGTATGGCGGCGACGGCTACCGCGAGGCATTCCGCACAACGCTGTACCTGACGTCGCTGTCTCACAGCTCGGACCGTCCCGACTACGTTTCCCCCGAGGTGGTGGCGATATGAGCACACCTGACCCGACCTACTCCGCTCTCCTTCGAAGGATCGAGGAGCTCGAGCAGGCCGTGCGAGGAAATCCCCTCCGCTCGGCTTCGGTGCGGCGGGGTACGACGGAGTGGAAGGACGCGTCGACGCTCCTCATCACCGACTCGAACATGAAGGTTGTCGGCACCGCGGAGGTGTTCGGGATACTGCGGGTCGTGGGGACCGTGCTGATCGAGGGTCTCGGCCGCCTCGTCGTGAACAGCCTCATCGACCTGCTCGGGTCCATGCGAGTGCGCGGTGGTGGGGGTATCTCCGTCGAGGACGGCGGCAAGATCAAGGCCGGAGACGTCGAGATCCGCGACGGGAAGGTGTTCGTCGCGGGCATGGTCCTCGACCCGAGCGACCACGGCGGGAAGATCGCGTTCCCGAACGGCGCCGAGGTGTTCACCGACTCGGACACCGTCCAGGTGTTCAAGGGCAACAGTGTCGTGCAGGTGTCCGACGACTATGCGCGGTTGCAGAACGGCGGCAACGTGGTGGAGATCAACGACGACGGCATCAGAATGTCGCTCGCCGCGATCGCTACGCTCCCCGGCACCGGACTACCTGCGGGAACGCTGATCATCACGCCCGCCGGCTATCTGCGACGGTCGGACGGAAGCTAGGGGCAGATGGTCTGCCGCGCAACGGCCGCGATCCGAGCGCTGTCCTGGTAGTAGCCAGCGGCGTCCTGCTGTTCCCCCGCGATCACAGACACGAGCGTGGAGTCGGTGCCCGCGGCCATCTGCGCGCACGCCTCTCCTGCGGCGGTCAGAAGCTGGTCGTCCGTGGCGTTGGGGATCGATGTGTCGTCGGGCAGCACCTCGCGAATCTTGACCAGGAAAGCTTCCTGCGGCGTGCCCGCGGCGCTCGTCGCGTCGGTCGGCTTCTCGGCGGTGAGCGGCGCCGCCGACGCGGCGGACTCCGCCGGGGTCGGGGATGCGGCGATAGCTTCGCTCGTCGCTGGTCCCGATTGTGCCGTCGAGGTGCATCCCGTCAGGAGCAGCAGGGCCACGGCGGCAACGGCGGCGATGGGCGTGCGGTTCATCGTTCGGTCTCCGTGTCGACGTACTGCTCGAGCGCTCGTCGGATGACGTCGCTGAGGCTCTCGCCTTGCTGGTCGGCTCGCTGCTTTGCGGCCTGCCAGATGTCGTCCGCGATGCGGACGTTTCGCAGTGGCGTGTTCCCCATGCCGTGACTGTACCCACAGATGTACCTACACACAAGGGATGTGCCGAGATGCCCCGATACGCGAACGGACAGGCGCCACTGAGCGCCATGATCAAGATCGGGGACGAGCAGTACCTCCCGGCCGGGACGTGCGCACGATGGCGCGAGCTGCAGCGGCTCGCATGGGAGAAGTACGGCGTCTGGCTGGTCATCAGCCCCGGGTGGAACGCCTACCGCCCGCTGAACATCCAAATCCAGTACCGCGCCGAACTCGGCATCTGGGCGGCAGTGCCCGGCTACTCGTCCCACGGCCTGACCTACGGCGGCCGCGAGTGTGCCGCGATCGATGTCTACAACTGGGCGTCCCTCGCGCCCGGGAACGAGTCGCTCGCGTGGGCGCGCTTCGTCGCGCTGTGCCGCCTCGTCGGCTTCACCGTCGACTTCGTCACGCCGCGCGAGCTGTGGCACATCGGCGACTTCAACGACGTCTGGACCGCCCCGGCATTCGCGGCGGTCGTCATCAACCCCGCGACCACCGCACTCCCCGAACCGCCCCAGGAGGACGACATGCCTATCAACTTCCGCAGCACCGATGCGGGGGTCAGCTACACGATGATCCCCGGGGTGCTCATCACCCGGCACCACAACGAGATCGCCGCGGCGAACACCAACCTGCTCAACACGGGCAAGCAGTGGCCCGGCGAGAACGCCCGCCCCGAGGACCGCGAGAAGGCCGGCGAGCGTCAGCTCTCCGACAAGCAGATCCTCATGCTGCTGCCCCAGTACGGGTTCGGGTGGGCCTCCCGGAACATCGCCCGCCTGCCCGGAGACGGCCAGACGCTGTACGCCGATCACATCCTGCCCAGCCGCGGCGTGGACCCCAACTCGTGACCGTCCTCGCGCGGGCCTGGCGCGCGTCGATCTGGCACCCCGATGCAATCCCGGAGCGGGAGCAGAAGTACCGGTCCTTGAAACGGGTCTGGCTGCCGCTGTACGACGTCCTCGCGATGTGCGCCGGCGTCGCCGGCGTCGTCTACGGGTCCCGTCTCCTCGACCGTCTCTACGGCGACCAGACCGACTTCATCGCAGGGTTCTTCGCTGCGGTCGCGGCGGTGTGCTTCGCCGGTGTCGCGTTCCCTCGCCTGTGGGCGGTGGAGGCCGTGGGGAAATGCGTCCTCGTCGGCATGGTCGTCGCGTACGCGTTCGCGGTGATCGTGTCCCCGTCGCCGGAGCAGCTGCTCGCGAAGGAGGCGCCGTCGTGGTTCATCTTCACGGTGCTGCTGCTCACGCTCCCGTTGCCGCTGTTTCGTCTCGAGCTGCTCGCCAACGAGTGGGCGGACCGGCGGGCGGTGGAGCGCCGCAAGCACCTGATCGGGGGTACCGGTTGAGCGACAACGGCATCGCGATCGCCCTCATCGGCGTGGTGTCCACCGTCCTCATCGCGCTCATCGCCGCGTGGCGGTTCTACCGCAAGGACCGTGCTGATGCGACCGCCGTCGAGGAAGGCACGATCAGCGGCCGGTTCAAGGACGCCGACACCCTCATGCAGTACATCGACCAGCGTGTCGACGAGCGCACACGGGCACTGACGAAGCAGCAGGAGGAGACCGATGCCGAGCTTCGGAAGCTCGAGGGACGGTTCTCCGAGCTCGCGGAGGCGGTGCGTGCGGTGACGTCGATGCAGTGGATCTGGGATCAGCGGGGCCGCCAGGGCGATATGCCGATGCTGCCCGATCCGATCCTCCACAAGCTCGGCCTCGGTCACATCGCTGAGGACTGGCAGACCGAACCGACCCCGGGACCCCCGGGGTCTTCGTCTTGAAAGGACACGTCATGTTGTCGAACCTGTCGAACCCGCTGTGGTGGAAGGACGCCGCGCTGCGCGCCGCCTACACCGCCCTCGCGATCGCGCTGCCCTACCTGGGCGCCGCGACGCTGAACGCGGTCCCGTGGCTGACCGTGGCGCTGGCCGCCGCCCTCGGCTACATCGCGTCCCTGGCCACGAGCCTCGCCGGCCTCCCCGAGGTCGAAGGCGTAGACCTTCCCTGGCCCCTCGCCGCGCTCGAACGGGTCGTCAAGACCTTCGCTCAGTCCCTCGTGGCCGGTTTCGTCGGCGCAACCCTCATCACCGATGTCGACTGGGCGTTCGTGCTGCAGGCGGCCGCGCTGGCCGCGCTGACCTCGCTCGTGCGCCTGATCCTCGCCACCCTTCCCGCGGACCCGACCGCCAGCCGCGGCACCCGCATCCAGGGCGGAACGATCCGCATTCAGAACACCCTCACCGTCGCCGAGCCGGATGCGACCGCGGCCGCCGCGGCGGAGGCCGCGAAGCGCGCGTCCCTCAGGTGATCCGGTTCCTGGCGGCGGTCGCGATCGCTGCGGCCGCCGCCTTCACCATCTACGCGTCACCCCGCGTCACCCCGCCGTCACCCGCGGCATCACCCCGCCGTCGTAACCCCGCCCGTCGGGGCTGAGAGGAGTCCTGCTGTGGCGCTGTACGACTACACGCTGAAGGTGACCGACTTCGCCGGGCGCCCGTTCCCGGGCGCGACGCCTCGCGCGCGGATCCGCCCGCAGCGCGCCGCGTCGGGGCCGGACGGGCAGCTCGTCGACAAGGACATCGACGTGCCCCTGTCCTACGACGGCGACGGCGTCGTCCCGCTGGTCGCGTCGGTCGACACCGTCCCGCAGACCGGGTACGTCCTCACCGTCGACTGGCTCGCTGCGGACGGTGAGGTCGCGGGCTGGTCTGAGTTCGAGTTCTTCGCCCGCGCCGGCGGCGGTGACATTCGCACCATGTCCGGCGTCCCCGAGTCCGCCGTGATCTACGGACCGCCGTGGCCTGACGGCACCCCGCCTGGGCTGTACATCGACCTCGAGACCGGCGACGTCGGATGGAAGGACGCATCATGAGCCTGCCTGCTGGCGTGACGAAGATCGGCAACATCCGCGGCCCTCAGGGTCCGGCGGGGACCGTCGCCGGGGTGACGGTGGTGATGATCCCCGCTGGGGAGGAACCGTCGGCGACGATGCGGCAGGTCGGGGATGCCACGTTCGTGGACTTCCTGATCCCGCGCGGCCTGCCCGGCATCAACGCGATCCCCGCAGCGAACGCGGTCGCCGCGTACGCCACTGCCACCGACTCGCCGCTGAACACCGCGCTCCGCAGCTTCCTCCTGCCCCGCACGGAGCTGGATGCCGCGGCCGCCGACCGGGTGACGACCACCGGGTCGGCGCTTCGCGCCGCGCTGACGGCGCTGCTCCTGCCCCGCAGCGAGGTGGCGTCCGTCGTGGCCGGGCTCATCAACGCCACGGGTGTGGTGCGGTCGGCGATCTTCGACGCGTTCGGGCGGTTCTCGAAGCCGATCCAGCACCCCGTCGCGGTCACCATCGGCTCGTCGAACGCGGAGCCGTCGCGCGGGTACGTGCAGACGCTGTGCGACCGCAACGGGCTCATCAACAAGAACTTCGCCGTCGGCGGTGGCGGCTTTAACCAGCCGGGCGCGCTGGCGTTCTCGGCGCAGATCGACGCGGCCCTGGCCGACACGTCCTACGCCAAGGGCGACGTGACGCACGTGTTCATCATCGACACGGGCAACGACTCCCGGGGGAAGACCACGCTCGGGTCGGGGCCGGCGACGGAGTACGCGCGCCTGACCGCGGCGTACCCGAACGCGATCGTCTACGTCGTTCCGTCGATCCTGACCCTCGCGGCGCCGAACACCACGGACCGGGAGATCCTGCGGTGGGTGTCGCGGCACTTCAACGAGCTGCGGAACGCGGCGCAGTCGTTCGACCGCGTCCAGGTCATCCCGTACTCGCATCTGTGGTTCTGGGACGGTGGGTCGTGGATGAACACCGCGGACGGGTTCAACGTGCACCTCAACACCGCGGGCTACAACCGGCTGGTCTGGTACCTCGAGCAGTACATCAACCGTCGGATGGTCCAGCCCAACGACCTGCCCGACTCGACGGGCGCGATCGACGCGGCTGTGACGGGTGAGGTGCATTCCCGGCGCACGAACGGGGTCGCGTTCTCGTACGGCAACTTCACTCTCGCCGCGGACCGGTCCACGTCGCTCGCCGTCGCCCAGGTGGCGAAGGGCTTTGAGCCGCTTGACCGGCTGCCGGTGGCGGTGGTGAAGGCCAGCGACGGCACGACCCGACAGTTCGAGCTCGCGGCTGACGGGAAGCTCAACCTGCAGGTCGCGACCCCCGCCGGCACGTACTACTGGTCCGCGACTTACGAGGTGATGTGATGGTCGATTCGCCGTACCCGAACTACATCCCCCTGCGCACTCTCGTGGGTGGGCGTTCGCTGCAGCTCGAGACCACACGGCCGCTGCGGATCGAGATGACCACGACCGCATCCCGGCCGCTGGTGTGGATCGCGACTGCCGAGGGGTTCTTCCCCGACGGTGAAGTGCGGACACCTCCCACGGGGGAGGAAGCCGTGATCGAGCTTCCCCCGACGGACCTCACCGGATGGGTGGACCCCGCCAGCGGCGATCCGGTCGACCCGGAGGCCGGCCCCACACACACCTACACCACGCGGGTGCGCGTGCTCGACGGCGCCCGTGTCGTCGACCAGTACGAGATCGGACCTTACCCGGTGCCTTCCGGGTCGGAGCCGATGGACCTCGAGCTGCTCCGCTTCAACGGGATCGCCCCGTCACCGGTAGCCGCCCCGCCCCTGTGGGACCTGTCGGGAGACGCCGACTTCCCCCCGCAGTCCGCCGAGGGCGACTGGGGCATCGACATCACGGGTGGAGTGACCCGGATCTACCGCGACGGAGGTGCCATGGGCAAGGTTCTCGTGACCCGGATCAACCCGTTCCAGGTGGTGTACTTCGGCGTCAACCTCGCCACCCCGCGGCCGGATGCCGCGGTGGTGCTGTGGCAGGGACAGTTCGGGGCTGGCATCCCGACCCAGTTCAACGACGAGTCGGACATGGTCTGGTACGGCGAGTACAACGAGACCATCCCCGGGTGGGATCTGTCCGTCGTCCCCGGCCTGGTCGCGCACTTCGACGCGCAGAGCCTCGACCTTGCCGACGGCGCAAACGTCACATCCTGGCCGAACCTCATCGCCGGCCGCACCCCGGCCGTCCCAATCGACTCGATCCCGACAATGAAGACCGACGGCATCAATGGACACAAGTCCGTCCGGTTCCCCAACCAAGGCGTCCTCCGCGACACCGGTTACGCATCGTACACAGGCGAGCACAACGTGTTCATCGTGGCCCGTGCGACGGACTCCTCGACCACCGACTTCGTGTTCGACGCTACCGACGCCGCCGGTACGGCGCTGAAGGCGGCGATCGGGCGGAACGGGGCGAACTGGATCATCCAGCGCGGCACGTCCGTGGTCGGTCGCTCGGCGGACGGCAACGCGGTCCTCATCCACGCCCGGTTCGACGCCGGCACCGGCGGCACCATCGCCGTCAACGACGGAACCCCGGCCACCGGTGCTATCGCCGCGCCGACGGCGGTCGACCGGTACACCTACGGTGGCCGCGCGGACAACGGCAACAAGCTCTCCGGCGACATCGGCGAGATCATCACGATCCGCGGCGTCCTGTCGGAGACGAACCGCGCCCAGATCACGGCGCTGCTGCTGCAGCGGTGGGACCTGATCCAGCCGTGGGCGCTCTCGCAGGTGCCCGGGCTGACGTTCGACTTCAACGCCGAGTCTCTCAACGGTGTGGTCGCGGACGGTGCCACCGTCTCCGGGCACTGGGTCGACCCGGTCTCGGGGAAGACGGCCACGCACATCAGCTCGGCATCCGCGACGTACGACGCCGACGGGTTCAACGGCAAGCCGACCGTCGTGTTCACCAACGGTGGTGCCCTGCAGGTCACCGGGTTCGCTGGCTACACGGGACCGTGGACGCTGTTTCTGCTCGCGCAGAGCACCGTCCCTGCCGACTCGGATTTCTTCGTCGACGCGGTCGACGGTGGCGGGTCGCCGCTGAAGCTGGGTGTCGGGTACCAGACCAACGCGTGGCGCATCCAGCGCAGCGTGGCCGTCAGCGGTGGCGTCACGGACGCGAATCCGCACCTGTTCGAGGCGGTGTTCAACGGGGCGTCCTCGTCGCTCCGTGTCGACGAGGGCGCTGCGATCACCGGCACGACCACGGACGGGCAGGGCTTCGCGAACCTGATCATCGGCGGGCGCGGCGGCGACACCAACCGCCTGTCCGGCAAGATCAGCCGCGTAATCGGGATCCAGGGGATCGTCTCCTCCTCGGACCGTGCGGAGATCCGGGCGATGCTGAAGACGCAGGGAGGACTGAGCTAGATGCCGCTGACCGCGTCGGGGACGTCGTACACCGTCTACACGGCGACGATCCCCGGCCTCGGCCGGTGCCGGTGGATCATCGCCGACAACGCCGTGGGCAACACCAACGTCCCTGCACTGCTGTACGCGCACGGCGCGAACGGTGGCGTCGGCAGCTTCTCCGGCAGCGCGGGGATGACGGTGCTGCGCGACTGGTGGATGGACATCGGTGGCGTCGTCATCGAGGGCGAGGGTGGCCTGCCCGACTCCTCCGGGGTGACGTTCAACCACTGGGGCAACGACATGAACCGGGACGCGTACCCCGCGTACTTCTACCATGTCGCCTCGATCATCAGCATCGGCATCGTCATCCCCACGGGATCGTCGATGGGCGGGCTGATCACGAAGTGGCTGGCGACCCGGTCGCCGCTCGCGTACCGGTGCCCGGGCCTGCTCAGCTTCGCCGGCGTCGGCACGCTCTTCGTCGGCGACTACGACCCGGTCCCGGGCAACACGCCCACGAACATCACCCAACGGTCGGCCCGGTACTTCAATGACCCGCTGAAAGGAATCCCGGCCGCGTACGGAGCGATCAGCTACGAGGAGCTCGTCACCCTCGCCGCCGACCACGCCCCGGAGAACTGGGCGCCGGACGTGTGGGCGGGCAAGCGCATCCTCGAGCTGTACGCCGACAACGACATAGCCGTGCCCTGGTACCCGCGCGGATCCTCCCGCCTACGGGAAATCCGCGTCGGCCAACCCCAGGCCGACATCGCCGAGATGCACACCGGACTCACCGTCGGCCACGACCTCGCCACCGGCGTCGGGATGCACTTCCCCGTCGTGCAGGACTTCCTCGCCGGACTCCTCCCCACACCGGAACCCGAGCCCGAACCAAAGAACGCGTTCGTCGCACGATGGGGATACACCCGACGCAACGGCCAACTCCACGCCATCCGATCCCTCGGAGTCGCCTGAACCCAACTCGCCCCCAGGGCATCCACTTTTTCGGTGGGTGACCCTGGGGGCGTTTCGTCGTTGGAGCAAACAGAAGCGCCCCGTACCCGGTTCGGGCGGGGGCGCTTCAGAAGAGGAGAGGTCTCAGGCCGCGATCGCTTCAGGCTGTCGATGGAACTCGCGGAAGGGTTCCATCGTCAGTTCGCGAAGCTGCTCTGACGTGAGTGTCCGCAGTGCTGCGGTGACGGCAGCCCTGATGGCTGCTTCGTTGTTCGGATTCATTGTCGGTGATCCCCTTTGAGTTCCTAGCCGCGCGTGATGCTGAGCCAGCGCCCCTGCATAGTAGCTGCCGAACCTGTGTCGAAGTCCGGCCACATTTCCTGCAACGTCGTCAGCATAGAGAGCATTACGTCCGTACGTCCATAGATCTTCACTTCTTTCACGCCATCGCCCAGCCCCTGGTAGATGAAGGCGGTATAGGCGCCAGCGTGGGTCGCGAGCAGCGCGGAACTCTCGACGTCGGCGGGCCAGAACTCCGGACTCACGTACATCTTGAGAAGTTTGGTCATCGTGCCCCACTTCCCCTGACTCACGTCGAGTATGGCGTCGGTCTTGTCTTTCGTGACGTTGTAGAGCTCGAGGGCATACCCATCACCGTCCCGGTGTTCCAGGTGTGTCGAGCACCAACTGAACAAGCCGCCCAACTCGACTTCGAACTCCTCCTGCCCGGCAAGATCGGTCCAACGGGACGTCACCTCGACCAGGCGTTCGGCAGTGAAACTGCGCAGTTGGTAGTGATCAACGGTCATCCGTTCCCCCCGTAATTTGAGTCCCCACAGCCTAGGGCAGCGATGGGACGCTGAGCGGCGGTCACTCTGCGATCGCCTTCCGTGGCTTTCGTCCTGCGCCGGCCCCCTTCCCGGGTCCGCGGCTGGACGACTGAAACCATCGACGCCTGGCACGCCGCACGACGTCCACCGGCTCCCAGTGATCCCCGACGACGTCTCTTCAGGCCCGGGTGCTCCACTCTCGCGCACCGGGGATGCCGTCGAGGATCGCGGCGACGAGCGTCGCGGTGTGCTCGTCTTCGTAGTGACCGGCCCACAGCCCCGTCTCACGGGCGAGCAGGTCCGTCCTGGCGCCGGCTGCGGCGAACAGCTCCGCGATCACGGGTGCAGGGTCGCGTGTGTACCGGTTGCGGCCGCAGATCGCGGACAGGCGGATCGATAGGTGCGTGGTGGGATCGAGGGGGCGGGACATGTCCGGAACGGTAGACGCCACCACCGACATGCCAACTCGGGTTGCAGCGTGACCATGACGCTCCAAGTGACACGCCTGTCCGGTTGCAGCGTCAGCCGATATGAACGCCCCTCCCGCACCGAGTGTGCTGGGAGGGGCGTTTCGTGCGTCAGTGAGGCGCACACCGCCGCGTATGGGGTATTACGTTGATGCGACACACGTGGCACCACGTCGCAGCGATCACCGTCCCGCATCTCGGGCACGCGACCGGTGGCGGCAGGGTCACTTCCCGCCGAGCTGACGGTACGAACGCATCGACGACAGCGACAGGAGGCCCAGCACCGCGGCCCCGACGAGTAGCACGATGCCCACCAGCGGCGCGAAGAACAGGAACGCGATGCCGGCCAATCCCGCGATAGCCGCGAGCGCGCCGAAGATGATCCCCACGGTGAGGCTGACGATCGCCCATCTCGACATGACCGACACGCTACCGGGATGACGGCTACTGGGTGTAGCAGGTGGTGTCGCGGCCGAGAAGCCTGCCCTCCGTCACCGTCGCGACACGGTTGTCGCCCGACCGACTGAGGCATTCTCGGACCTGGGGTACCCACCAATCGGTGGCGTTCGCATTCTCGGCCGCTTTCCGTTCACGATCCTGAACAGCGGCCTCACGCGTGTCCAAGCTCGCCTTAGTGGCATCCGCCTTCGATTCCCGGTCGCTGACTGCAGCCTCGCGAGCGGTGACCGTAGCCTCCCGATCGTCCAGCCGCTTCGACTGCAGATACACAGGTTCGTACTGCTCGACCTTTCGGCGCAACGCTGCAGCCTCATCGGAGACCTGCTCGAGCGCTGCATTCTTCTGAACCAGTTCGCCGGAAAGCGCCGACGATCGAGCCTGGTGATAGCCCGCCAGCGCCCCCAGAATCACCGTCAACAGGAGCAATGAGATCGCGGCAATCACGACCCACCGCAGCACCGGGTCGGCGACGATCCTCTCTCGCGCGACGTGGAGCTTCTGAGTGAACGGTATTTGCATGGCGGCGGCCCCTCGATCGACGACTGACCAGAGCATATTGCCCACGATCCGGGCAGACACCCGGTGCAATGTCGGACCCTCGGCGCACACTGTCCCCATGCCCACCGTCCCCGAGCTCTTCGCCTTCGAGAACCGTCACCCCCGGCACACCAGCCGGAAGGAGATGCTGATCGTCGACGAGCTCGGACTGAAACCGGCACGGTACTACCAGCTCCTCGTGCACGCTGTCGCGTCCGAGGAAGGTATCCGTCTCGACCCGCTCCTCTGCGGGAGGATCCGGTCTCGAGGTCGCCGCGCCGCATGAAGAAAGCCCCCGCTCGGCGAGTCGGGGGCTTCTCTTCTCGCGCTGGGCGAGGTAGCTGTTCGGGGTGATCCTGGGCTTCGTGCCGTTGGCGGGGACTCCGTTGTCCCCTCCTCATCTTCTGAGGGCCATACTCACCGCCACCGGCCTGATGGTGTTCGTGCTCATGGGCACGACGATACGGCTGTAATTGCAGTCATGTCAAGTTGGTTTGCTATTCGGTGTAGTTCGCTTGTCATGTGGTGACCTGCCGCAACGGGCGCACACCCGCCAGCGTGCGCCCGATCGAGTCCGACATCTGCACGTGCGCATCCGGCTGGAGGTGGCCGTAGATGTTCACCGTCGTGTTGATCGACTCGTGCCCGAGCCGGGCCTGCACGAACGGCAGGGGAGTGCCGTCCGCGATCAGCCAGGATGCGTGGCTGTGCCGCAGGTCGTGGACCGTGGGGGACTTCGTGAGGACCGCCACCCCGGCCTGCTCGCAGCGTGCCGGATCCTGAGCGCGAGCAACCGCCGGCAGCCACACCGAGTTCCGGAAGCTCGTGCTACGGATGTTCGTACCGGCGCGCGACGGGAACACGAGCTCGTCAACGGGCCCGGCCGGTCCGATCGCGTCGACGACGTCGGCAGGGAGCGATACGGTGCGCCGTGACCGCTTCGACTTCGGCTGCTTCAGCACGGCCCGACCGTTGGTGCCCTTCTTCCATGCCTTGTCGATGCGGACGGTGACGGGGGAGGAGTCGAAGTTGATGTCGCCCCAAGTGATCGCGGTCGCCTCACCCCACCGGGCGCCGGTTCCCGCGAGGAACAGGACGAGTCCCGTGTACCGCTCGGGGATGAACGCGAGGAGGGTGGTGAACTCGTCGACGCTAAGGAACACGCCCTCGCGTTTCACACCCCGGGTGATGCGGGTCTTCCAGGCCGGGTTGTCGTCGCGGAGCTTCTGCTCGACGGCGGCGCGCATCGCGGACGACAGGATCGCGTGGTAGTTCTGCACGGTCTTCATCGAAACGAGACCCTGCCGCCACTTCGACGGCTGCTGCTCCTGCCACGTCACCCACCGGCCGACGTCGGTCTTCGTGATCGCGTCGACCGGCATGTCGCCGAGGAACGCGAGGAACGATCGCTCGGCCGCACGCCGGTATCCGTCCCGCGTTGCTTCCTCCACGCCGGTCAGGAGACCCGATGCGGGGTCGAGGTATGTGGACAGCCACTCGCGCAGTGTGGGGGTCCTGGAGGTCCGCTCCCGCGCCGTGAGCACCGCACGCGCGGATGGCCACCCGACGCGTTCGACGAGGCTCTTGAACTGCTCGGCGCCCTTCTGGTCGAGGAACGTCTCCTGCAT